GCATCCGGATCGCCTGCGCGATCGCGCTGCCCACGGGCTTCCTGCGCTGTTTCGTGCTCAGGCGACGCAGCGCCTGGTGCAGCACGGCGAGCGCGCCGTCGCGTCCTCGGTTCAGCTCGCGCGCCGTGTCGCGCACGCGACGCTCGAGCTCGCGCAGTCGCTTCGCCGATGCCTTGTCGAACTGGACCTTGATCGTGTGCGTTCGCGTTGTGGCCATGGACCCAGGGTTACAGCAGCGCGCACGTGGTCGGCCAGACCACGTGCGCGCAGTGACGTCTCGGGCTCGGCGTGACGCTGAGTTACAGCGCGCGACCTCGAAAAAAAATCGCGGCTCGCTTCGCTCGCCGGCCCCTTCGGGCGATGCCGTTGTGACTCGCCTGCCGGTGAGCAGTGCCGAGGCCGGTCCACGTTTTCCCAGGTGGGGCCGGCGCGCGAACGCCTTCCTCAGCTGGCGACCTCTGCCTGCATCGCACCGATCAGCTGCGACAGGATGGCCGCCTCGGTCGGGTGCAGCCCGTCGATCGCGAGCGGGTACAGGTCGTCCTGCGGCCGCTCCATGTAGCCGGGCTCGCCGCTCGCCGGCTGCAGCTCGTTCGTGATGCGGTACAGCTCGTACGCCGGCGCCGCGCCTTGCGGGTGCGCGATCAGCTTGTACGTGCCGTCCGTGTACGTCCGCTGCCACAGCGTCGGGTCGATCGACGGGATCGCCGGCGTGCCCGTTGGGTTGCCGGGGTGCTGCGCGCCGAGCGGCGAGAACAGCTCGCTGTAGATCGACGTGCGCGCGGGAGGCGCGCTCGGGTTGCGCAGCATGGGCACGAGGCTGCGCCCATCGATGGGGATCGTGCCGCCCGGGTTCCACTGCGCCGGCGTGCAGCCCGCGAGCTCGAGCACCGTCGGGAACACGTCGACGATGTGCGCCAGGTGGTCGCACACTCGCCCCTTCGCCGCGATCACGTCGTGCTCGGACCAGATCAGCGCGGGCACGCGCTGGCCCTGCTCGTACGGCGAGCGCTTGCCGTGGTCGCCCGCGTAGGGCGCGGCGACGCACTGCGCGACGGTCCCGTTGTCGCCCCACAGCACGAACACCGTGCGCGCGCGCTTCGCCGGGTCCAGGCGCGCGTTGAACCAGCCGATCAGCGAGTCGACGAGCTCGAGCGTCGCGAGGAACGTCGCGTTGCGCTGCGACGGCAGGCTCGGCCGGAAGCCCGGCGTCGCCGTGCCGCGGCCGAACGTGCGCAGCGTCGCCTCGGTCTCCGGCGACACGAGGCGGAACGTGCCGCCCGTCGCGCCGTGGCCGATGTCGTCGGGCGCCTCGAACGGCGGCACCTCGACCGGGAAGTGCGGCGGGTTCGGGCACAGCTTCAGGAAGAACGGGCCCGTCGTCGCGTTCGCCCACTCGAGGCCCTCGCGGAAGGTCTGGACCGCGTCGTATCCGGCGCGCGGCGTCGACGTCGGATCCCACGCGACGTAGGGGCCGCCGCTCGGCCACGTGCCGCCGGCGCCGATCGTCTCCGTCGCGAACGCGCTGCCCGCGTTGTGGTCGACCGTGCGGTAGTGGAAGTGCCCGCTGTTGCCGGCCGGCGCGACGTAGCCGGGATCGCCGGGCAGGTTCGGCGTCAGCTGCCCGACCGGCCAGTCCTCGAAGCTGTTCGCGTTCGACTGGCAGCCGACGTACCGGTCGTATCCGAGCGAGATCGGGAACCCTTCCTGCCCGACGTCGACGGCGAGGTGCGCCTTGCCGGACCAGCACGACACGTACGCGTCGTTCGTCGCGATGCCGAGCGCCTGGACCAGGGTGCGGATGGTCTGCTGCCCGCCGTAGACGCCGCCGGCGAAGCCCGCGGCCTCCGGCCCGTCGTAGTTCGTGCCCGTGCCCGTGCGCCGCGAGTACTGGCCCGACTCCGCGCACCAGCGCGCGGGCCCGCAGATCGTCGGCGCGTACGCGCGGCGCAGCGTCACGCCGAGCGCGCGCAGCTCGTTCAGGCGCGGCGTTTTCGCGTAGCCCTGCAGCGGCTCGACGAGGCCGGACCAGTCGAACAGCTCGGCGCCGCCGTCGTCGAGGTCGATCAGGACGACGTTCAGGCGCTCCGGGGGCACGGGCACGCGCCCGGCCGGCAGGTGCGGTGTCGTGACGCGCTTCGCGGTCATGCTGCGCCTCGCGTTGCCGTCCCCGACGGCGCCAGGTTGCTCGAGCTGCGGGCATCATTCATGCCCGCGAGCGTACGGCGTCAGCGCGACACGTAGTCAGGCTCGAGCACGATCGGCTCGAGCCTGGTCCCGGGGTTGAGAGTCGGACGGCCGGGCGGAGGGGGCGCCGGCTTCGCCTTCCGCGGCGCGCCGCAGTTCGCGCACGTGCGGCCGCTCGCGCCGAGCTCGACGGCGTTGCACCACTCGCACGGGTCGCCGGAGACGCGCGGCGGGGGCGGTGCAGGCGGGGTGTACCCGTCCGCGCGCGCGCTCGACAGGTTCTTCGGCCCGACGCCGGCGACGATGTCGGCGAACGCGCCGGCGACGTGCATGCGCAGCAGCGACGCCCTGGCCTGCTCGCGGTACGCGTTCAGGCGCTCGGCGCGCTGCTCGCGCTCGCGCTGCTCGAGCTCGTGCTCGAGCGCGCGGCGCCCGGGCAGGTAGACCAGCCACCACCACGCCGCGATCGCGGCGATGACGCCGACGCCGATCCACGGCCCGATCGGTTCGTCGATCACTGCTGCAGCACCACGTGCGCGCTGTTCGGGAACGACTCGTGCTCGCCCTCGAACGCGTGGCGGTAGGTCGCGAGGCTGAGCACGCGCGCGCGGCCGGCCTCGACCTGCTCGGGCTCGAAGTCCGGGCGCCCCTTGTCCTCGACCGGATCGAGCAGGACCTCGACGTTCGTGTAGACGCCGCCCGGGAACGTGTGGACCACGGTGCACGTGCGCGGCGTCGCGCCCTCGTACCCGATGTACAGCCCGCGGTCGCCGAGCTGCGCCTGCTCGGGTACCAGCCCGCCGCGCTCCGCCAGCGGCCGACTCGGGAGTGCCTCGCCGCGCATGGCGGCCTTCAAATCGGTGTCGCCCATGCGCGGCGTCATCGCACGTAATCGGCCGCCCGTCAACAGCACGGGCCCGCGGATCGCTCCGCGGGCCCGTCGAGGTGCGCTCAGGAAAACGCGCCTCGCACCGGCAGGGTCATCCGTTGCGCCAGCACGCGTGCTCCGGCCGGTCCCCCTGACCGGACCAGCGCACGATCGACTGGTGTTCCTTCCCCTCGACCTCGACGGTCGCGACGTTCGGGTCGATCTTCGAGCGTGCCGTGACGTAGCCGACCTGCGGCTTGCCGCCTCCCTTCGGCAGGAACTGGACGCGCTCGCGGGGGGCGGCCGGCTCGGTCTTCGGCTTGTCGTCGACCTTCGGCTTCTCGTCGGTCTTCTCGGGTTCCTTCGTCGGGTCGGCCATCGTGATCAGCTCCTGGGTTTCGTGTGGTCCGGGTCGGTGCTGCACGGTACCGCCGGCGTGCAGCGCGTCCAACGGCTCGAACGTCACGTCGGCCTCCCACGCGCTGTAGCACAGCCAGGCGATCTGCGCCTGCACGACGTAGCCGGGCAGGAACACGACCCAGACGTCGAGATGGACCTCGCTTCGCCCCTGCGTCGTCAGCGTCAGGTCGGTCAGCTGCGCGCGCGTCAGCAGCACGCTCGCGCTCGAGCTCGCCGGCGTGTCGAACCACGCGGCGGACGGCCCGGTCCAGTCGATGACGTCGTCGCCGGGCAGGCAGTAGTCGTGCGCCTGCACGTGACTCAGCGAGCGGCCGGCGACGAGCGCCTGCGCGCCGCTGCGCAGCGTCCAGCCCTGGCGGATGCGCGCGTCGGCGACCCAGCCGCCCAGGCCGACGACGTCGCCCGTGTACGCCGGCCGGCCCTCGACGACGATGTCGCTCTCGTACGCCTGCGCCATGCGCCCCGTGTGGTCGACGGTGACGAGCACGAGCTCGACGTCGGGGCCGAGGTCGGGCACGTCGACGGGCCGCGTCGAGTTCGTCATGCCGCCGCGCACGTGCACCGTCTCGCCGAGCGCGGTCGTCGCGATCGCCACCAGCGCGGCCAGCATGAATCCCACTCCCAGGCCTCGACCCATCCGGAACGGCATGTCCATCGGCTTCTCCCTTTCGTCCTTCGCGCCGGCGGCCGCGCACGCGCGCGACGTCGCCCAGCTCGAGCTCGCATCCGAGCACGCGGCCGCGCCGCGGTTCAACCGTTCTGCCGGCGACGGATCCGCGCGGCCGAGCTCCCGTTCGAGCGCGCGCGCTTGGGGTCGAGCGCCTTCTGCAGCTCGGCGCTGAAGATCGACGGCAGCTTCGCGTTCATGGTCGCCTGCACCGTTTCGCGCATGCCCAGGCGCGGCCGGACCTGGACCGACTTGCGCAGCACGTAGAGGACCTGCAGCGGGAACTGCTCGGTCGTCGCGCGCCGCACGACGGCGAGCGAACCCTTCCGGCTGCCGCGGCGCAGCGTCGTCACGAACGTGCGCTTGCGGCGCAGCTGGCGGCCCGGCCACTTGGACGGCGGCACCTTCGCTTCCTTCGTCGGGCGCGCCTCGAACGGCTCGCCCAGGTGCTTGCCCGAGCGCGGCCGCTTCTCGCCGCCGACTTCCTGCGGCTCCATGAACTCGTCGACGGAGCCGACCCAGCTCGCCGTCTTCGGCCAGGCGCGCTTCTCGGCCGGGCGGTACCGGATGCCGCGCTGCAGCCACGTGCCGCGCAGCGTGAAGTGATCGGGCAGGCTCGCGATCACGTCGGCGCGGCCTTCCTGCGCCAGGCGCGTCAGCGAGACGGCCGCGACGAACGGGATCTGTTTCGCCTCGAACGCGTCGAGGTAGCGGACCAGGTCGTCGAAGTTCGACTGGACCTCGACGTTCACGAGAACGAGATCGACGGCGCGAGCACGCCGACCGACACCGTCGTGATCTGCGGGTCGGGCACGTTGGTCGGAGCCGGGCCCAGGTTCGACTTCACGTCGAGGACCTCGACGTTCGACCAGCAGTCCGCCTGGCTGACGCGGACGCGCGCCTGGATCTCCCACAGCCCGAACGCGTGCAGGTCGCCGGCGACGGTCACGTAGCGCACGACGCCGAGCGTCGGCTCGCCGTACACGGTCGCGTTGCGCACCTTCGGCTGCCCCTGCGGCGGCTGCAGGTAGACCTGGACCTGCGTCGCGAGCGTCAGGTCGAGCGGCGACCCGTCGCCCTTGCGCAGCACCAGGTGGATCGGGAGCCCGACTGCGTTCTGCTGCGCCGCGACGATCACGCCTGGTTCCTCCCCCGTGTAGTCGACGATGGTCCGCAGCTTCAGCTGCAGCTCGACGTGGTCCTCGTCGCCGTCGAGCACCACGGTACCGCCGCGCAGCGCGAGCTGGACGTCGAGCGTCGCCGGCGCGATCGCGAGCTCGCTGCCCGCGGTGTCGACGTCGGGCTCGAGCACGCCCGCGGCGAACCCGACGACGTCGGGCTGCAGCAGGATCAGCGGCGTCTCGTTCAGCGGCACGAGCAGGCCGGCGCCGAGCTCGAGCGTCGCCGGCGCGATCGCGCGATCGCCGTGCACGATCGTCGGCGCGAGCACCGTCGCCGCGGCGCCGGCCAGGTCGACCGGATGCCCGTACGCGATCGCAGGCGCGAGCGGCGCGGCCGCGGCCGCGAGCGTCGCCGGCACGACGGCCTTCGTCGCCGGCGCGATCGCCGCGGGCGCCACGACCTGCAGCTGCGTCGACGTGACGGCCGGCTCGCGCGCGACGGCGCCGTGCGCGATCGCCGGCGTGACGACGCTCGAGGTCCACGCGACGGCGGCCGGCGCGCGCGCGATCGCGGCCTGCTCGAGCACGGGCGCCAGCAGGCCGAGCTGCGCCGACGTCGTCCCGACGCCGGTCGGCGGGGACAGCGGGCCGCTCGGCGCGGGCCCGTGCACCGAGCTCGCGAGCGCGAGCGTCGCCGGTGCGATCGCGAGGATGCCGCGCGTGACGGACGCCGGCGCGAGCACGGCCAGCGTCGACGCGGTCAGCGTCGGGTTCAGTCCGAGCTGCGCGTTCCCCTGCAGGATGCGCGCCGGGGTGATCACCTTCGTGTCGAACCCCATCTTGTCGATGGCCAGGTCGATCGGTTGCGGCGCGAGCGTCGGCGCGAGGACCTCGAACGCCGGCCCGACCGTCGCGATCGCGAACGGCAGCGCGGCCTTGCGGATCAGCGGCGCGACGATGCCGGTCGCGATCGCGAACACGTCCGGCGTCGGCCCGCCGGCGGACGGCCCGGCGAACGCCGGCGTCAGCACGCTGAGCACGACCGATTCCTTCTCGAGCGCGCGGTCGATCGAGCCCTTGTCGATCGTCGGCGCCGCGACCGTCGCCGCGGGCCCGAGCGTCGCGATCGCGATCGCCAGCGTGCCGAGCACCACGGGCTCGAGCAGGTCGGCGCCCAGCTTCAGCTGCGCCGGGAACGGCGGGATCGTCGGCTCGAGCGTCGCGAAGGCCGGGCCGACGACGTTCGGGTCGAGGCGCGTCGGCGCGAACCGCGCGGTCAGCGTGCCCGCCGGCGACGACCAGGCGAGCTCGCCCGTCAGCGGGTTCGAGTCGGGGCTGTTTCGCAGCGCGTACTCGACGCCGCCGACGTCGAAAAACGCCAGGCGCTGCCCGATCCCGTCGAAGCGCTTGGTGTTCTGCTGCAGCGCCGTGCCGGTCGGCGGCAGGAACCGGAGGCCGTACTCGACCACGGCCTACGCCCCCTGCAGCAGCTCGACGTCGCCCACGCGGAAGTTCTTCGCGACCGCGTCGAGCGCCTCAATGTAGGCGAACGGCGACATGCTCGTCGTGTTGCCGGGCAGCGTGGCCGTCTCGGTGCGCACGAGCGTGCCGTTGACCCAGAACCGCACGTCGCCGGCGCGCGGCTCGATGAAGCACACGAGGTTCGTGCCGTTCGCGATCGCGATCGACGTCGGGTTGACCGTCGGCGTGCCGGCGCCGTCGCACGTGACCGTGCGCAGGAACGCCGTGCCGTCGAGCGCGGTGTCGTACCGGAACGCGGCGACGTGCTGAGTCGTCGGCGCGCCGACGCCGGCGAGCGACGCGTTCGCGAGGCCGATCCAGATTCGGCAGTTCGTGTTCGTCGTGCCCGTGCGGCAGGCGATGCGCACGCGCGGCAGGTAGCTGCGCCGCAGGTACGTGAACGCCGCGGCCTCGATCCCGCAGCGGTCGCCGATCGCGCCGGCCGACGTGTACGCGTTCAGCGGCCGCTCGGTGACGTCGGCCGAACTGGCGGTCCCGAGCACCGTCGGCAGCGCCGGGAACCCGAGGTTCTGCATCGTCGTGCCGCCCGGGTCCTTCATCCACTGGCGCACGGGCCCGTACATCGAGCTCAGCGACAGGTTGCTCGGGTCGCGAAGGTCCTTCCCCGTCAGCGTCTCGACGCCCGTCAGCGTCGCGACCTGGATCTCGGCGCCGTCCGCTCCGACCTTGACGACGCCCGTGCCCGCGCCGCCGAGCAGCAGGTCGCGGTTCGCGTCGCCGGCCGGGTAGATCTTCGGCGACGTGCCCGTCGCGGTCGCGCGGAACCGGATCCGGTTCGCGATCGACGCGATGTACTCGACCTCGGCCCACGTCAGGCCGCCGCGGTTCGCCAGCGCCTCGAGGATGACGCTGTCGACCGTCGGGTCGATGCCGCGCAGCTCGCCCAGCGAGCCGCCCAGCGGGTACATGGTCGCGGGGTGTCGGGCGGTCATCTCAGCAGGTCCTCGCGCGGGGCGGAGTCACGGCCGCGCGCGTTCCCCGGGCGCGCGCGGCCGTCGATCGATCAGGCGACCTGCAGGATGCCGTTCGCGTTCCACTGCACGTTGACCGTGCTGCCGTTGCCCCAGAACGGGAAGCCCGGCGTGTCGATCCAGGCGAGCGGCGTCGAGGCCGCGACCGACGTGACGAACCGGTAGAGCAGCATGCCCTGGATCTGGCGCGTGCCCGCGGCGAGGTTCGCGAACGACGCGTCGTTCGCGTCGAAGTACGCGCGGTTGCCGGCCGCGTCCTCGGCGACCGTCTCGCCGGTCAGCGCGACGCCGCCGGCCGTGTAGCCGGGTGCGTCGCACTCGTCGAGCGTCGCGAACGCGCCGATCGTGTTGGCGTCCATGTCCGTGTCGGCCGTGGTGTTCGTCATGCACAGCAGCAGACGGATGTCGGCCGTCAGGAAGTTGAGCGCCCCGGTCAGCAGCTCGTACTTCGCCTGGTTCTTCGTGTGGTTGGCCATCGCGCGCGGTTCCCCTTGGTCGCGCCACTCGGCGCTCGCGGGCGAGGCTATGCACGCGCGAGCGTCACGCGCAAGGGTCGGCGCGGTCGTCGAACTCGGGCAGTTCGTGGTGCCCGCGCAGGTCGTGCGTGCAGTCGGCGTGGAACAGCAGCACGCCGTCGACGAGGTTCGTGTGGCAGATCCGGTCGAGCTTCTCGCCCGTCGTGCACTTCACGGACGGGTTCAGCGTCGGCTTCTCGAGCGACCCGTTCCACGTCCAGGCCTGCGGCCCGGTGACCGGCACGGCGTGCATCCAGCCCGCCGGCGACGTCCGGCAGCCCGGGCAGATCCACCAGAGGCGCGCGACGCCGTCCGTGCCGGTCCTCAGCTGCGCGCGCGCCATGCCGCGAGCGTAGCGCGCTACACGTCGCGGATCGCGCTCGCGGCGCCGGCCTGGCGCGCGATCGCGCGGCGCAGCTCGGGTGTCGCGAGGCGCAGCCGCTGCCCGCCGCGGAACGGGATCGGCTCGAGCTGCGTCACGCCGGTCATGTGCCACGCGAACCGGCCCGGCGAGAAGTCGCCGAGCGCGTCCTCGACGACGTCGACCTGCACGTCCGTCGTCGGCCGGCAGGCCTCGAGCGTCGCAAGCGCCAGGCACTGCCCGAGCGGCAGCGTCGACAGCTTCAGCCCGCGTTCGTCGAGCTGCTCGAGCAGGATCGGGCTCAGCTGGCCGTGCAGCGCGACCGTCGTGCGCGCGGCGTGGATCACGACGCGGCCGCGGTAGCTGGTCGCCCAGCTGCGCGTCTCGAAGCGCTTGGCGCCGCAGGCGACGAGCGTCGCCCACGGCTGCCACAGCGTCAGCACCTGCAGCGGTGCGGTCACGGCCGCTCCGGGGGCACGACCTTGCAGCTCGGCTGCCCGCCGGGCCCGCGCGCCAGCGAGCCGCGCTCGACGTGCACGGTGCACGGGATCTGCGTCCCGTCCTCGAGCACGACCCAGCCGTTCAGGAACTCGACGACGGTGCCGTCTCGCGACCCGCCGAACGCCTCGCGGTACCCGTTCGCCTGCCCCATGTGCAGCGACGTGTTCGGGAACTCGACCAGGCACGTGCCGGTAGCGAAGTCGAACGAGACGACGCGCCCCTTGCGCGGCTCCGCGTCGTGCGGCGGCAGCTCCGGCCGGAACGCGTGCCCGGCCAGCGAACCCTCGGCGCCGCTCACTCGTCGTCCCCCGGGCGCACGACCTCGTCGCGGTGCTGCTCGACGAAGCGCGAGTGCGACACCAGCACGTCGCTGATCGCCCGGATCCACTCGTCGCGCGTGTCCTCGTCGATCTTCAGCTCGAGCGCGCGCAGGACCTCGATCGCGAACGGCCGCGCGAACCGCGTCTCTTCGGACGTCGCGTCGTCGACGACCTCGACGTTCGGGTCCTCGCAGCGCTCGATCGCGCGCCGGCGCCGGATGTCGCGCCGGATCACCTCGCGCGCGCTGGCCGGCAGTCGGTCGATCGCGTCGCGCATCGTCTCGGCCGCGCGGAACTCGTCGCGGGCGGCCATGGCCTCGGTGAACGCGTTGCGCGGCTTCACGACAGCCAGGTCGATGACCGACAGGACCTGCCCGTCGCGCGTGACGGCGATGGCCATCGGCATCGTCGAGCGCGTCATGATCCGCCGGACGACCTCGTGCGCGAGCGGCGCGTGGATCCACGTCAGGGGCGCGCGCTCCGGGTCCTCCCGAACCAGGCCGTAGGTCGCGAGCTCGACGAGCAGCTCGTGCAGCCGCGGCTTCGCGATCGCCAGGCGCTGCTCGAGCTCGGTCGGCGTGACGCCGCCCGTCGTGTGGTAGACGGCGCGCACCACGCGGTCGAGGTCCTCGTCGGGCCGGATCAGCAGGCACGACAGGTCGATGGTCGGCCCGGGGATGAGGCGCGGAGTTCCGCCGGCGTCGCGCGCGTCCTCGAGGCTCCACGGGACGCCGGGGTCGTGCGCGTCGGCCTCGTCGTCGAGGCGGGTCGACAGCGCGTCGAGATCGGGCGCGGGGTTCGGGAACCCGACGGAGGTGCTCGGGTCGAATCCGCGGGCGAGGTCCGGGTGCGCGTCGAGCGCGTGATCGTTCTGGTCGGTCATGGGAGGGTCCTTCGGCTGTCGGGGGTGCGGGTCTGGATCGCGTCGCGCGCGGGGTGTACCCCGATTACGCTGGATGACGCAAGCCCCCTCCGCCGGCGAGCCCGGCGCGTTTCACGGAATCCGCCGATGCCCGACCAGCCCGAGCTCCCGTTCGCCCCCGGTCCGCAGCCGCCCGCGCAGCCGCTCGGTCCGGCGTTCCTGACGCTGGACGTGACGCACACGATCTGGACCTGCCGCGCTTGCGGCCTGGCCGGCTTCGTGAACTCCGCGCACGACTGCCCGTCGCCGCGCGGCAGGTACATGTTCCGGACCTTCAGCCCGACGCACTGCCTGCCGCCCGGCGCGCTCGACGCCGATGCCGAGCGCTCCCTGCGGAACCGGCGCGACCGCTTCCGGATGCAGGCCGCGCTCGAGCGCCAGGCCCGCCGGCAGGACCGGATCGATCGCCGCGGCGGCTGAGCGCCGGCGCTACGTGCCCGCGCGCTTGTCGAGGCCGGCGCCGTGCAGCAGCTCGGCGACGTCGTCGACGTGCAGGCAGTCGGCCAGGCACGCGCCCTGGTTCGTCGGCTGCACCGGCGCGATCATGCCGTTGCAGTAGTCGTTCCCCGGCGTCGCGCCGTGCAGGACGCCGATCGCGACGACCTCGCCGCCCTTGCCGCCGAGCTGGACGACCCGATCCCCGTTCTTCGCCTCGCGGCCGTTGCGGTAGTGCATGGCCCGAGCGTAGCAGCCGGGCCGCGCGCGCGCCCCTCCCGGCTGATCGTCGTGCTCGCGCCGTCGGGCAGGTTGCGTCGCCTGCCGGCGCCGTCGGTCACGCCCGGGGCGCTGCGCCGCCTGCGCGCTCGCGTGCTGCTCCGTCCTGGAACAGGCCGTCCATGGTCGCCTGGCGCGCTCCGGGCCCGCCGCGGGCCGCACGCGCCCGCAGCGCGCCCAGCGCGAGCCGGCCGCGCCGCTCCGCCGGGAAGCGCAGGCACCAGCGCTCGAGCGTCTCGAGGTACGTCAGCGCCGCTTCCTCGCCCTCGTGGCCGCAGATCGCGCGCGCGTGCCGGCCGCACTCGCGCAGGGTGTTCGCCCACATGCCCAGCGCCTCGTGCAGGTCCTGCAGCGCGTCGTCGACGGCCGGCGACGGGCTCGGGCCCTCCGGCATGCGCGAGCCGGAGCCGGGCATGGCCGTCGCGACGTAGGCCGCGAGGCGCGCGGTCCAGGTCCGGGCGAACGGCTCGCGGGGGGCGCGCTCAGGTTTCACGCTCAGAGGGGTTTCTGCGCGCGCGCGCGGGCACGCGCGATCCTCTTTATGCGACGGCGCCGCGTGTCCGGTCTCCGGTGCACGTGAGACCGGACGGCCGTGTCCGCTCCCCACAGCGGATTGTGGAATCGAGTGCAGAACCTGGGTCGGCGCGGGCGCGTTCGTCTCGCGCGGCGCCGCGGCGAGCAGCACGACCATGCGCCGGTTGCGCGGGCCGCCGTGCACGACCTGGATGTACCCGGCTTTCACCAGCTCGGCCTCGTGTCGGCGCACCGTTCGCTCGGTCGTCTCGAGCTTGCCGGCCAGCGCCCACTGCGCCAGGCGGCAGGCCCTTCCGTCCGCCTCAGCCACCAGCAGCAGGAACAGCGGGATCGTGTGGCGAAGCCCGCGCTTGGCGAGCTCGCGAATCACTGCCCGGGGTGCGACGGAATGGGGGGTCGAACGTGCCCGTTCGGGCTCCGTTCGGTAGACTGCGTCGGCCATCGAACGCTCCACGTTGCGTGTGGGGTTTCGGGTGAGGCGCGGGCCGCTCCAACGGCTCGCGCTGCGCGGCGGAGACTAGCGGGCCCTCTGGCGAAAGCCAGGGGGCCCGCTGCCCTTCCCGGGTTTCGCCGCGCGGATTCCCGCCCGTGCGCGCGCGACGTCGCCGGCGGCCTGGTCCTGTTTTTCCTCCGCGGCCGAGGCGGATCGTGCCCTTGACCGCGGCGTCACGCGGCGTAATCCTCCGGGCATGACGCGACGCACGAAGTCCAGCCCGGAGCTGCGCGAGCGCGCGGCCGCGGCGACGCCGACCGAGGTCGAAGGCGCCCTGCATCTCTCGCCCGCGCAGCTCGCGGCCAGGTGGGGGATCCACGTCGGCACCCTGCGGAACTGGCGCAGCGCGAAGCGCGGTCCGCCGTTCGTGAAACTCGGCGTGCGCGCGAGCTACCCGCTCGCCGGCGTCGAGGCCTGGGAGCGCGAGCACGCCGGCGAGCTGCGCTCGCGCCCGGCGACCTGAAAAACCCGCCGTGGGACCGCGGCGTTGCGAGCCGCCGCGGTCCTGGGAAGCACGTCGGGCCGCTGCCGGCCGGGGTTGACAGCCCCGGCCGGCGGTCTATCCGGGCCCGGCCGCGTCCTCGAGCCCGGTCGGGAGCCCGAGCGCACGCAGCGCCGGCGCGTTCAGGTGGTCGAGCTCGACGCGCAGCAGCCCGGCCGCGTCGACGGCCTGCCACAGCGCGAGCCGGCGCCGGCGCCACATGCGCGACCAGCGGCTGCCGAGCGTCGTCTCGGCCTGGTGGAGCAGCTCGTACGCGAGGCCGACGCGCCGCGCGCTGTCCATCGCGCGCACCTCGCGTGTGCCCTGGCCGTGGACCTCGCGCGCGCCGGTCAGGAAGAACCCGCGGCGCGTCGTGTAGCAGGGGGCGCGGTCGGATCCGAGCGCGCGCTGGATCAGCGCTCGAGCGCGATCGCCGCCGGTGCGGCAGGTCACGAACGCCTTCGCGCGGGCGCGCACGTCGTCGGGGGGGAGTTCGGTCATCGCTTCCACACGTGATCGATCGGGGACCAGCGTTCAACGGCCCATCCGCCGCCCTTCACCTTCCGCACCAGGTGGAACGTGATCCACGGGTAGGCCTCGTTCGCCGTCAGCAGCTTCGCGCGCGCGTCGTCGCGGAAGAACCCCTTGACCTCCCAGGCGAGCGTCTCGCCGCGCGCGGTGCGCGCGATCCAGTCCGGCGTGTAGCGGAGCCGGTCGGCCAGCTTCAGGGTGATCGCCTCGAACCCGACCCACGTCAGCTCGCCGGCGCGCAGCCGGAGGTCGAGCTCGGCGCCCCACGCGCGCTCGGTCGCGTTCGGGACGCCGGGCCGCCTGGCCGGCTGGGAGCCCGCAGGACGCGCGCGCGGCACGGCCGGCCCGGACGTCGGGTTTCCGGCGCGGCGCAGAACGGCGCCAGGGGGCGCCGCGTGCGCGGTCGCCAGCCGGCAGGCCGAGACGTCGAGCGGGCGCCCCTGCGCGGCGGCCGCGGCGATCAGCCGGCGCTGCAGGGGGACGGGCAGGTCCTCGAGGCGGTCAGGCACGGGGCGGCACCGGCAGCCCGAGCTCGCGCAGCGCGCGCTCGTACGCGGCCGCGCGCGTCTCGGCGCGCGGTGCGTCGGTGTACGCTTCGACGACGAACAGCGGCGTCGTCCGGGTGCCGCCGGCGGGAACGAGGACGCACATGGGGCCGGGCCCCATCGCGCCCCACGAGCGCCAGGCCGTGCAGTGTGCGGCCGCCAGCTGCGCGCGCATCGCCTCGGTCCGCGGGTCCGACTCCGGCTTCAGCATGTCCGGCAGGCTCGAGCGGTCAACCATCGAACGTGACCTCGAGGCCGGAGGTGCCCTCGAACGGGATCTGGACGGTGCGCTGGCGCGCGAGGCCGCAGGCGCGACACGTTTCCCGCGGCAGCACGAGCTGCTCGCAGCAGTTCCGGCACGGCTCGCGCGTCGGGACGGAGTCGATCGGGACCTCCTGGTCGATCTTCAGCTGCATCATGCCGATCACGACGCCGCCGATGCTCAGCGAGCCGCTCGGCATGAGGCGCCGAGTACGCATCTCGATCCGGACCGGGCAGGGTCTACGCACGGCGCGTCTCGAGCGGTCCGTCCGGGCCCGGGCGCTGGATCCGCATGCCGTCCTCGCGCAGCTCGAGATCGAGGGGCGCGACGCGCTCGCCGGCGCGGAACGGATTCGGCAGCGCGTTGAGTTCCCGGCAGCGCGTGCCGGCGCGGCAGTCGGGGCAGATCGCGCCGCAGCGCTCGACGACGTCGGCGCACGGACAGGTCGGGCAGTCGCACACGGGCTCGGGCTTCGCGGTCATGCGAACGTCTCCAGGAACAGCCTCTCGTCGAGCGACAGCCCGCGGCCGTCGCTGCTGACGTAGTACGTGAACATCGGCGGGGCCGGCACGATCGGCAGCCACGTGTAGGGTGCGTGCCCCTTCGCGACGAGAGGCGACGGCGCGTGCCGGATCCGCAGCTCGAGCCCGCGGTAGGTCGGCGGCACGACCTCGCCGAGGTGCCGCCAGCGGTCGCGCCCGAACAGCACGTCGCCGAGCTCGCGCGCGCGGCGCGCGCGGCCCGCGGCGACGTACCGCGCCTGCAGCAGCGCGTCGCCCATGAAGCGCTCGCGCAGCCCGCGGGTGATCTCGTGCTGTTCGTCCCACGGGCCCGGCAGGTCGGACGCCGCGGTCATTTCGGCACCTGGACCAGGTCGCGGAAGTCGCCGACGCGCCGGTCGAACACGACGTGCTCGGCCGCGACGCGCGCGGCGTCGGCCAGCGGGATCGTGAACCGGCCGTCCTCGTCGAGGTCGAGCCAGGCGAGCTGCAGCCCGCGCTTCAGGATGCGCGCCGCCGGCGACCCGCGCTCGACGTGGCGCGCGCCGGGTGCGCCGGCGCGGATCCACGTCGCCGGCGCGATCGCGGCGCCGAACGCGCACGCGGTGCGCTCGCCGAGGAACAGCCAGCCGCCGCGCGCGAACGGCTCGAGCGTCGCGGCCAGCTTCGCCGCGGCCGCGGCGTCGTCGACCTTCAGGCCGGCGGCCTCGAGGAACGCGAACGAGCGGCCGCGCGTCGACGCGCCGCGCAGGAACGCGACGTGCGCCTGGTCGAGCAGGCGCGCGTCGACGTGCTTGCCGAGGCGCAGCTCGCGCGCGCGGCTGCGCTCGGGCAGGCCGGCGATCGCCGGCGACGCGCCGGGCGCCTGCGGCTCCGGCTCGAGCTCGACGAACACCGGCGCCAGGCGCTTCAGCACGAGCCCGCACCACGGCATGCAGCCGTCGGGCCCCTCGAAGTGCGCGTCGCGCGGCCGAGCCGGCGCCGCCGCGGCGAGCGCAACCAGGTCCGCGTCGGCGCGCACCGGGCTCAAGAGTCGCCCTCGTCGTCGCCGTCCTCGCCGGGCTCGGCGCCGTCGCCGGCGTCGCTTTCCTCGAGCGGCTCGGCCGGGTCGTCGCGATCGGCCCACGAGCGCGGCCCGCGCGCGCGGTCGACGTCCTCGGCCGCGGCCGGGAACGTCTCGCCCTGCTCGGGCATGCCGTGCAGGTGGTCCTGCAGCTTCTTCTCGGCCGCCTGCGTCGCCGCCTTCGCGTCCTTCAGCTGGCGCTTGGCCTCCGACTCGACCATGCGCGCGCGGTCGATTTCGTCCTGCAGGCGCAGCGCGCGCTCGAGCTTGCGCGCCTTCTGCTCGTCGGTCAGCCCGACCGACTGCTCGAGCACGTGGCCCTTGTCGTCGACGACGAGGTTCGGGTCCTTCGCGCCCTTGCCCTTGCCGCGGCCGCCGCCCGGTTGCTTGCCCCTGCGCGTCACGGGCGGACCTCTTCGCACGTCCAGGTGCCCGAGATCCGCCACGTCGCGCCGTCGATCGAGCGGAACTGCAGCCCGTCGGGTGCGGTCTGCCAGATCTCCGTCGCGGTCCACGCGCCCGCGCGCAGCGGGCCCGAGTACAGCCGCACCTGCCACGCGCCACGCGCCGGCTTCTCTCCGACGAGCCGCACCGGGTACGCCGGCGAGCCGAGCACCACGAACAGGATCGCCGCCAGCAGCGCGGCCAGCAGGACCGCCCATCTTCCTCTCTGCCCCATCGATCTCTCCCTGGCCCGGTCGGGCCGTTCCGGTCGGGCCGTTCCGGTCGGCCGCGCGCGGCACCAGCTCGCGCGCGGTGTACTGCTACCAGAGGTCGCTCTGCCGCGTGCGCTTCGCGTCGATCGCGCGCTGCCAGTGCTGCATCGCGAGCGCGGCCGCGTTGCGGTACGTCTCGCTCGCGGCCGACCAGCCGGCGCCTTCCTGGCCCTCGCGGTACGCGCCGACGATCGCCTTGCGCAGCGCGGCCGGCAGCGTGTGCCAGTGCGTCGCGCACGCGAACAGCTTGTCGGGGATCCGCTCGCTGCAGCCGGGGTGCGGGCAGCGGCGCTTCGCGCCCTGCTCGCGCGTCTTCCGGAACGAGTCGGCCTCCGGGCAGCTGGCGAAGTGCGTCGTGACGACGACGCGGCCGCGCTCGAGGTCGACCTCGGCCGTCGCGACGTCGACGGGCATGTTGCGCCAGTTCGGCGGCACCTTGATCCAGTGCACGAGTGCCGGGCAGCGGGAACAGCGGCCGAATCCGGCAGCGACGGCGCGCTGCCACGCATCGAGCCGCAGGACCCACTTGCCCGGCACCGTGCTCACGGTCACGACCGGTCGACCGGGGTGACTCGGACGTCGCGCGTCGCCGGCGCGGCGGCCTTGGGTTCGGGCAGCGCGAGCAGCGGGCCGGCGATCCGGCCCGTGCGGTACGCGTCGCCGATCGCCGCGCGCGTCGACTCGTACACGGTCTGGCCGTCGGGCATGACGACGTGCGCGAGGAAGGCCTCGTCGAACGTCTCGATCCCGCTGCCGACCGCCTCGAGGCGCGCCTTGAGCGTCAGCAGCAGCGCGCGCCACAGCCGACGTTCCTCGGCCTGGTGCGCGGCCTCGGCCGCCGACTGGTTCCGCCGGCGGCCGTTGCCGTCCGTCAGGAACTTCGCCGTCGGCGCCAGCCCGACCGTGAACCGGATGCGCCGGTTCTTCATCTCGAACGCGACGCCGCACGTGCTGGCGCCGTCGCCCGCGCCCTGCTCAACCAGGCCCTGCGACTGCGCGCCCGCGGCGCGCAGCAGCTGGCGGATCTGGACCTGCGTCCGGTCGACCGGGACCTCGGTGCCCTTCGCGTAGCTCACGGCTTCCGCTTGCCCTTCCGGCCGGCCTTGCCCTTCGCCTTCGCGTCAGCCTTGACGGCCGACAGCGCCGCGTCGCTCGCGTTCTCCGGCGGCCACGACTTCGGCCGCGGGATCTCCGCGCGCGCGGCGCGCACGCGTTCCTCCCACGACCAGCCGCCCGGGCCCGCGTCCCAGCGCGCGAGGTGGCACACGGCCTGCGCTTCCTCGGCGTACCCGCCGATCGAGCCGGACGACGCGTACTCGGCGTGGTCGAACCGGCGCGTCAGCAGGCCGCCGGCCCACTCGCACGCGATGCGGCGCCGCTGCGCGTCGCTGCTCGTCGCGAGCCGCACGCGGTAGGCGGTCTGCGACTCGCCCTTGTCGGCGTCGTGCTCGCTCGGCGCCGGCATGCCGAACGCCGCGATCAGCTCGAGCGCGTGCGCGGCATCCTTCGGGTACCAGACGACGGCCTTTTCGTCCGACTCGTGCAGCTCGGTCAGCGACTCGACCACGCTGAGCACGGCGCGCTTCAGCCGCCGCGCCTCGAGCTCGGCGACCTTCTCTTTCAGCGACTTGGCCTTGCCGGCGGTCTGGCGCTTCGGCGAGCCGGCGCCCGACGTCGAGCCCGCGGCCGGCTTCTCGTACATGAGCGACCCGTCGTCGCGCAGCACCGGCTTCGCGCCCGGCGCCGGCTTCGCGACCAGCTTCCCGGCGCTGTAGTCGCGCACGACCTCGGCGCCGGTCGCCTTGGCGATCGCGTCGATTTCGCTGCCGTACGCCGAGCTGACGATGCGCACGTCCTTTCCGAGCTCGCGCGTGACCTCGGCGTGCCGCGCCTTCAGGAACGCGAGGCGCTTCAGCTCGAAGCACGCCGCGTCGCGACAGTGCGCGCCCTGCATCTCTCGGTCGGAGCCGTAGAGGTCCGGCTGCGCGGCCGTGTTCTTCGAGCAGGTCGAGCAGGCGCCGGCCTTCTTGACGAGGTCGGCGTCGGCCATGTCCCACTTGACCTCGCCGAGCGCGCGCAGCTGGCGCCGCACCAGGCGCCGCAGGTCGTCGAACGTCTCGCACTCGCGCAGGGTGTAGTCGTCGTCGAGCAGTTCGTCCTGCGCCGACTCGGCCAGCGTCGCGAGTTCCTCGAGCCAGGCGATCGGGAGGTTCTGCAGCAGCCCGCCTTCCTCGCGTTCCTTCCGCGCGCGCTTCCCGAGCGTGCGCAGGTTCGCGCGCCGCGCGACCCACTCGCGCGAGCGCCCGAGCTCGCCGGCCGCGTGGTCGACGGTCCAGCCCGGCTGCTCGAGCAGCTTGGCGACGTAGTCCGACTCGAGCACCGGATCGAGGTCGCGACGCTGGCCGTTGGCCGTGATCAGGACCTCGAACGCGCGCGCGGCGCCGTCCTCCATGACGCGCACCGGCACCATCGCGCGCCCGAGCGCGCGCAGCGCGGCGACGCGCCGGTGCCCGTCGAGGATCATGTACCCGCCGGCTTCGCGCGCGCAGACGGTCGGGTTCTGCAGCAGGCCCATCGACGCGATCGAGCGCACGAGGTCCTCGTCGTGCGTCTTGAACCGCGCCGGCTGGTTCTGCGGGTTCGGGTGCAGGTCGGCGATCGCGACGTCGACGATCGCGTACGGCTCGTCGAGGACGGCCGTGCCGAGGCGCTCGGCGAGGCGGTCGACGACGGCCGCGGATCCGGTGTCGGCGGTGACGGCGTTGCGTTGCTTGCGCGCCATGGGATCAGGCCCCCTTCCGGCGCAGCTGGTTGCTGGCGCACTTCGGGCACGGCCCGAGCACGCCGTCCTTCTCGATCGACCAGCTCGGCCCTTCCCACGGGCAGTTCTGGCACTCGACGTCGGCCTCGAGCGACTGCCCGTTCGGCCCGGTCACCTTCGGCGGCACGACCTGCGGCGTCAGCCCGGGCGCGGCCATGCCCGCGCGCAGCGCGTCGTTCATCGGGCGCGGGTCGCGCAGCGCCGGCACCTCGGTGATTCGCAGGTCGGCGCGGTGCATGACGATCGCGGCGTAGAACCACGGCCACTGCGCCAGCCGTTCCTGGTCGCGCAGCTGCAGCCAGGTGCGCGCGTCGGCGTCGCTTTGGCGGAGCTGCTCGACGTACGCCTGCGCGACGCGGCGATCCTCGGGGGTCGCGTCGCGCAGCGCGGCCTGCGCGTGCTTCTCGTCTTCGAGCAGCTTGTCGACCAGCTGGTTCGCCGTGCGGCCAGCAGGCCGCGCCGGCGGCACGGGGCGAGCCGGGATCTTCGGCTCGAACCACGCGGGCACCTTCGGGGCGCGCAGTGCGAAGTGCACGCGCACGTCCGCGACGAGGGTCAGGGGGGGGATCGCGACGGATTCGGTTGTCATGGGGAGGTCTCTCGCCGGCGCCTGGCGGAGGTGCCCGGTTGGCCGGCGCGCGACTCTGTACCGATTACGCGGGATGACGGCAAGCGCCGGGCACGAAAGAGGCCGGCGAGCTCGCGCCCGCCGGCCTTCCGTCGAACCTGTCCGTGGCCCCCCCGGGCGCGGCGTCAGTCCGGCGGACGGAGGACGGCGCGCAGCGCGTCCGTCGATGCGAGGTAGCTGTCGAGCTCGATCTGCAGCAGCTGCACGTCGGCGCGCACGTACGCGTCGTGCCGGCTCAGCACCGGCGGCAGGTCGCGCTCGAGCAGGGTGCGCGGCAGCTTCTCGAGCTCGAGCAGCCCGAGCACGGCGGCCGACTGGCCGAGCGCGAGCTCGCGCGCGGCCGCGTCGAGGTTGACGTCGCCGCGCACGTACGCGTCGTGCCGCTCGACGACGCGCCGCGTCGTGCCGGCGATGTTCTCGACCTCGACCTGGTCGCGCGGCGCGAGGCAGCCGCCCAGGCTGGCCACGAGCAGCGCCGCGGTGACGACGAGCAGTCCGATGTGCCTGATCACGCGCGCCTCCCGACGGCGAGCAGGGTGCCGAAGAGGGTGCTGACGACGCCGTCGAAGACGTCCCATCCGCCGTCGACCGCGGAGAGGCGCTGCGCCTCGGCGAGGGTGCGCGCGGCGTCGCGCGCTTCCTCGACGAGGTCCTGCCGCCCGCTGGCCGCCGCGTTGATCGCGTTGGCCGAGAGGCGCGTGGCGAGCGCGCGCAGGTCGTCCTGCGCGCCCTCGAGAAAGCCCGCGAGCTCGTCCTCGATCAGGCCGGTCAGCTGCTCGAGCAGCACCTGGTCCTGCGGGGGGACGGTCGGGGCGGGATCGGTGGGATTCATGCTCGCAGCCTAGCGGCCGCGGGCGCGCCGATCAGTACGCCGCGGTGATCGCCGCGATGTGCGCGTCCATCCACGCGCGGTTCGTCGCGAACGTGTCCTCGGTCGGGACATCGCCGAGCGGCCAGCTCGTCGTGATCGTCGTGCCGTCGTCGGGCGCTTCGCCGTTCTGCCAGCGCGCCCACACGGCGGCCGTGTGGCGCGCGATCAGCTCGGCCTTCGTCTCGCCGGCGAGCGGCGTCGTCGTCTCGATGCGCTGCTGCCCGTTGACGATCCAGACCGACTTCATGGCCGCTTCGTGACCACGACGGCGTCGGCGACGACGGCCATGTGCCGCTGCAGGTCCTCGAGTCGGTGCGCCTCGTGGATCGGCGTCGAGACGGTGTGCCGCATCTCCGTCGCCTGCCACTCGCTTCCGAGCGTGCTGGCCTCGGCCGCGGCCGCCTCGAGCGCGAGGACGCCGGCGTGCACGTCCGCGAGCTTCTCGTCGGCGACGGCGCTGCGCGCGGCGGACGCGGCCGTCGTCGCGTTCGTGCGCGACGTCTCGCGCAGCGTCTCCGACACGGCGCGCAGGTGGTCGATCGCGAACAGCACGACGAGCACGACCAGCGCCGTCACCCCCAGCTTCTCGTACCAGCGCATCGCTCAGCCTTTCGGTTTCGACTCTGCCGCGGACGCCTGCGCGCCCGCGCGCGAGGCCCGTTCAATCTGCTCGATCATGCGCCCGAAATCCTGTCGAGCCTCCCGGCGCGCGGCGTCGCAGCGCTCCGCCTCGGCCCGGATCGCGGCGTCGAACTTCGTCACGAGCTCGATGACGACGCGCGCGTGCGCGTCGGTCTGCGCCTTGGCCGCGATGCGCTCGCCCTCGATCGCGCGCTCGAGCCGCGCGTCCTGCGCCGGCAGGTACTTGAAGCACAGCCACCAGAGGACGCCCCCGAGCAGGCCGGCTCCCGTCCAGCCCGCACCGATGGCGCCGATCCCGCTGAGCGCGGACCCGTCTTCCGCGAGCAGCACGAGCGCGAGCGCGAGCACGCTCTACAGCTCCGCGTCGGCGTCCCAATGCGCCGAGGCCGCGGTCAGGGTGCCGACCGTCGGCCCCGACGAGCAGACCGGGTAGCCGGTCTGTTTCGGGCCCTGCCCGTTCGTCGCGGTGACGGTGCGCGCGCCGCCCCACTGGATCCCGTTCAGCGCCTGCGTGCTCGGGTTGATCCACAGCATCGTCGGCGTCTTGCGCTTCGTGATCTTGAACTGCGTCGACAGGCCGAACACGTTCCCGCCGCCGTCGTTCGCGGCGTGCGCGTTCACGGTGCTGTCGGCCGCGAGGTAGTCGTTCGCCCAGCGGCGCGACGTTTCGTAGTAGCGCTGCGCGAGCTCGAGCTCGTCGCGGCGATCGCGGCGCGCGAACGCGCTGACCGCGGCGCCCTTCTCGAGCTGGCAGTCGGCCACGTCGATCGTGAACGTCGCGCCCTGCGGCAGCAGGACCTCGACGCGCAGGTAGTCGTCGTCCGTGCCGAACGTCTTCCCGGTCAGCGAGAACCCGCCGGCGCCGATGTCGACGAGCAGCGAGAAGCGCTGCCAGGCCGTCGTCATCGAGATCGCCTGCGTCCCGATCACGACCGGCGCGCTCGGCGAGCCGCCCTGGCCGAACACCTGCGTCAGGCGGAGCGTGCCGGCGAGCGCCGCGCTCGCCTTCAGCCAGACCGACAGGACGACCTTGCCCGTGCCGAACTGGCGCACGCTCTCGACGCGCTGCTCGAGGCGCGGCTGCCCGGCGCTCGCGGCCGCGGTCTGGACCCAGCGCAGGAAGTACCGCGGCTCGCCGGGCACGTCGGTCTGGCCGGCGACGAACTCCTGCTGCGACAGCGTCGCGGCGCCCGTGCCGCTGCCCGGGGAGTCGGCCGACGTCTTCCAGCGGTCGAACGTGTAGACCTGCGCGTTCGTGATCGCGAAGTTCGAGCCCGACGAACCGGGCCCGCGCTGGATCAGGTCGAACGCGCCGTTGATCAGCAGGTTGCGCCCGCCCGAGACGCCGCCGCCTCCGCCCGCCGCGGCGATCAGGAACTGGATCGACTCGAGCAGCTGCGCGTCGTTATTCGGGTCCGGCGTTTTGCCGGCGGCCGCGAGGATCGCGATCTTCTCGCGCAGGTCCGAGTTCATGTACTCGGCGGTCAGCACGGTCGCCGGCGTGCCGGTGCCCGGGTTGCCCGCGGTGAACTCGCCGTTCGGCGTCGTGCCCGGTCCAGAGGGTCGTTGCATGGTGTCCTTCTACCGCCCCATCACTGCGCGCGCCCACGTGTGCACGCGTGCCGAGATCGCAGCACCCAGCGCTTCGTCGTTCCAGTCGTTCGTCGCGATCAGCTCGCCGGCCCAGCTCAGGTTCGCGGCCGCGAGCGCCTGGGTGTAGGTCGTCCACTGCGCGCCGTCGCGCAGGTCCGCGCCGGCGCCCGTCGCCGGGTCGCCGTACGGCTTCACGTGGTTGCCGAGGTCCTCGTGCACGACGTACTGCGGCACGTGCCAGCGGGTCTCTCCGCGCTGCACGTACGCGAGCGGCGAGCAGGCCGCCTTCGCGAGCTGCGGCACGCGGTTCCACTCGCCCGTCGTCAGCGTGCCGAACAGCCCGCGGACGGCCGTCGGGTAGACCTGCTCGCCGCCGATCGAGCGCAGGTCGATCGGCATGCCGAGCAGCACCAGGCCGCGCAGCGTCGAGTCGGTCGCGTACGGCCCGAACCGCACGCCCTGCACGAGCGTCCCGCCCGACGTCTTCGGCGCGCGCGGGCCGGCGTACGCGGCGATCGCCCACAGCAGCGCGCCGAGCGCGTCGCCGACGCCGAAGATGTCGCGCACGTGGTTGCCCAGGGTCGCGCCCAGGTCGGGGTGCGGCTCGCCGCCTTCGGCGTGGCGCTTCGCCCACTGCACGAACGACCGCAGCCACTCGACCGATTCGGGCGCGTAGACCGCGCGCGTTGCCGCTTCGTCGGTCGTCGTCGTCAGGTGCGCGGCCGCGGTCGGGCTGTCCCAGCGCATCTGCGGCGACTCGACCGACCACACGTCGCACGGCAGCGCGGTCTGCTGGTTCAGCCAGTTCGCGAACACGTTCAGCCGGCCGCCGGCGACCCACGGCGCGCGGCGGTCGCCCGTCATGAGGCCGTCGTGCCGGATGACGAACACCGGGTTCCCGCCCGGCAGCCGCGTCGCGTGCTTGAAGAGGTCGACGCGCGCGTGCAGGTCGCTGCCCCATCGGACGTCGAGCACGAGCTGGCCGGTCGTCACGTTCTGCGAGTACGCCATCGCTCAGCCCTCCGCGCCGGCGCCGCTGCGAATGACCGGCGCGACGCACGTCGCCTCGAGCACGGCCAGCGTCGCGTTGCTCGCCGCGGCCTTGCGCAGCTTCGGCACGAGGCGCTGGTCGGCGCTGAAGTCGAGCGTGCCCCAGATCCGGTTGATGTCCTCGCGGATCGTCGGGGTCTGCTGCCCGCTGCCGGCCGTGCCGTCGGCGACCACGCCCGGGTTGAAGATCGCGCGGTAGTGCATGCGCGCCTGGCCCGTGTTCCGGATCGACATCGCGACGTCGATCCAGAACTGCCCCGAGCCGCTGACCACGTGGCCGAGGCCGACCATCGGGAACGACGCGAACGGCGTCAGCTGCGCGTCGCGGAATAGCTCGAGGATCACGTCGACGGTGGCGCCCGTCGTGTTGATGTAGGTGCCCGAGAAGTGCCACGCGAGCAGCCCGCCGTTGCGCACGAGCTCGGACGTGACGAACGCGCTCGGCAGCTCGACGGCCGCCGTCGAGCCCGCGGCGAGCTGCCAGCGGCCGCCCGTCTCGTCGAACTCCTGCGTCAGCGTGACCAGGTTGGCGTTGAGCAAGTCGAAGGCCTCGAAGTCGAAGTACGTGACCAGCAGCGGGCTGAGGACCGTGGCCGGGACCGCGAGCACCGGGGGTGCGACGTTCACCTCGTAGATGAACCGCAGCCGGATGTGCGCGGGCGCGACCAGACGCAGCGTGCACTCGAGCAGGGTGTTCTGCCAGACCGCGAGCCGCTCCCCGATCACGGACGACCCGACGAGGAACGGGCGCACGGTCGTCAGGGGCGCGACCACGTCGACGGTGAACGCCCACTCGTCGAAGTGCGCGAGGCGGTCCCCGATGCGCGACAGGCCGACCAGGAACGGCTTCTCGTGGTTCGTCAGCGGGTCGCCGATCCGGCTCGACCCGACGAGGAACGGGCGGTGCTCGACGATCCGGATCGTGTACCCGAGCGTGGCCGCGAGCTCGACGAGCGCCTGGCGGCTCGGCCCGGCGCGCCCGACGATCTTCGCGACGATCGCCGCGCGCCGTTCCTCGACCGTCGACAGCGGGCCCGTGCACGCGCTCGGCAGGCCGTACGCGCGCTCCCACGCGTCGAGCAGCTCGAGCGTCAGCCGCGGGTCCGACTCGCGCAGCAGGTCCTCGGCGCGCGCCTTGACCTTGGCGAACTCTTCGGCGAACGCGGCGAAGACGCCGCCGTAGGCCTTGCCCGCCTCGTACTCGAACGCCTTCCCGGGCGGCACCAGCTCGACGAGCTCGGCGGCCGTCGCGTCGACGAGCTCGGCGCTCGGGAGCGTCACAGGAACCCGACCGTCCCCATGACGACGATCTGGCCGGACGCGGGGACGACGTCGGCGAGCGGGAACGCGAGCACGTGGTTCGTCTCGCCGGCCGCGCCGGAGATCGCCTCGTGGATCCGGTTCAGGTACAGGCGCTCGCCCGGCGCGGCCGTGCGGCGCAGCATGTCCTCGAGCTCGGCCTCGACGGCTTCCTGGACGGTCGTCGTGTTCGGCTCGACCTGGATCGCGAAGTTCACGACCAGCGCCTCGGGCGCGAAGACGATGACGTTCGCCCCGACCGGCCGGCGCGCGTCGATGTAGGCCCCGACCTCGGCGACCTTCGAGGCCGTCGGGATCATGCCCGTCGAGGCCTCGTCGGTGACGAACGCGACGCCGACCACGCCCGGGTACCCGTTGAACAGCGGGAAGCACCAGGCGCGCGTGACGCCGGCGACCTCGGTCGCCCAGCGCACGTAGTCCGCGCTCGAGCCGCCGGCCGGCGGCTCGCGGCGGTCCTGCAGCACGCGCGCGCGCAGGTCCTCGTCGAGCTCGGCGTCGAGGCCGTCGACCATGCCCGGGTCCTGGACGAAGCCCGCCGACGAGATCCCGGCGATCGGGCTGGTCAGCGCGAGTGCGGTGCCGACCGGGCAGTTCCCGCCCGTGCCCGACGCGAGCGCGACGACGCTGACCGTGGCCGAGCCGCCCGCGATCGTGACGCGGGCGCGCGTCTCGAACTCCGCGCCGTCGGTCCGGCGCAGGCGCCGGCGGTTCGGGATGGCCGTGCCGTCGACGCCGGTGAAGCGCACGGCGCCGCTGGCGAACGTCGCCGGCTTGCGCTGCAGGCCGCTCAGAGACGCGTGCCGCTCGAGGTACGTGCCCTCCGCGGTGTCAGGCAGCAGCTGGCGCGCGTTCCAGTCGAGGTGCCCGTGCAGGCCGTGCGTGAAGCCCGACACGACCTTCGCCCAGACCGCGAGCACGGACCGGTCGAGCAGCGGGCCGATGCCGAGCCCGCCGGACAGCACGGTCCGCGCCTGCTTGGACAGGTCGCTGAGCTTCGGTCGGGTCCACGGCACGCCGCGAGACTGACCTACGCGCCGTCGACCTGCAACGTCACGCCGGCGATGCGCAGCGTCACGTTCAGCGCGCCGCGCCACAGCCGCGCCCAGCGCCTCGAGCTGCCGCGCGCGATCGTCACGCGGATCAGCAGGCCGGTGCGTCCGACGAACGAGGCCTCGACGTCGATCTGGCGCGCGATGTCCTCGGCCAGCATCCACGCCAGCGCGGCCGACGAGTACTCCCGCGCCCGCGCGAGCGTCTCGGCCGACTGCGTCTCGCGGTCGAGGGTCCACAGCAGCGACCCGAACCGGTCGCCCTCGGCCTCGCCCCACCAGCCGCGCAGGTCCTGTTCCTCGATCGCGCGCGTGCGGTCGACCGGTGCGCGCGCGTCGGAGAACAGCGAGATGAGCACGGCGCTCGCGAGCCCGGCGTCCCGCTGCAGGTCGCCGTTGATCACGCGCACGTCGCCGCCGGCGGCCGTCCAGGTCAGCAGGACGTTGTCGCCGTCGCTGTCGCCGTCCGCGTCGTACTCGAACGCGAACGAGCTGTCGCCGCCGCCCGTGCCGCCGCCGGAGTCTCCCCCGTCGCCGCCCGTGCCGCCGCCGTCGTCTCCGCCCCCGTCGTCGTCATCGTCGTCGTCGTCGTCGGGGTCGTCGGGGTCCGTGACGATCGTGACGACGAGCTGCGCGGCGAAGGTCGCGGCGACGGTGAACGCGGCCGACAGGTTGATCGTCGCCGGCGGGTCGACGCCGGTGTCGTCGGCGCCGGCCTGGCCGAGCAGGTACGCGATCAGGCCCATGTTGAAGGCCGTCGTGCCGTTGATCAGCTGCTGCGCGCGCTGCGCCGGCGTCGCGCTCGGGTTCGGGAAGCCCAGCGCGTTCGCGACGCCGAACCACTCGAGGTTGCCGGTCAGGCGGAACCCGATCTCGACGAGCACGCCGTGGTTCGGCGATCCCGGGTTGCCGGTCCCGCCGAACGCGCGCGGCCCGCTCGAGCCGGTCGTCGGCGCGTTCGTGTTCGTGTCCCAGCATCCGAAGTACTTCGGCGGCCCGAACTCGCCGGGGTTCGCGTAGTAGCTGACGTACAGGTCGGTCCGGCGCGTGTGGCTGCGCGCCATTTGCAGCAGCTGCGCGCGCGTCTCTTCGACCTTGCCCAGCTGTTTCGCGAGCGCGAACAGCGCGTGCCCGACGAGCGGCGTCTCGAGGCCGACCTGGAAGATGTCGAAGTTCGCCGGGATCGGCGGCCCGGTGTAGACGCTGCCCGGGCCCGGCGTGATCCAGGCCTCGGACAGCTGGCCCGCGCCCGAGCCCGGGTACTGCACGCGGCCGGTGACGCCGTTCGGCATCGTCGACTTGCGCAGCACCGTGTGCATCGCCTCGGCGCGCCGGCGGATGCCGTACCGCGGGTACCCGTCGTCGCGTCGCGCGGGCGCGCTCAGCGCGAACTGCAGCGCGAACGTCTCGCCGACCCAGGCCGACTCGCGGCCGCAGTAGACCGCGGCCGTGTGCGGCGACGCGTTGACGACCGCCTCTTTCCAGACCAGCGACCGGAAGTTGTACGGCGCGAAGTACAGGTACGGCACGTGGCCGGCCTCGCTCCACGCGAGCCCGCACCACTCGGCGCACATGTCGAGGTCGTCGATCGAGACCAGGTCGCCGGTCTGGTACGCGACGGCCTTGCGGTCGAGGATCATCCGCGTGACGTGCTGCCCGTCCTCCGGGTCGCGGTGCCCGAGCTGGACGTTCGAGAACCAGTTCCCGGTCGTGAACGTCGGGTGCGGAACCCAGCGGCTGATCAGCGAGTTCTGATAGCTGCACGTGCCGGCGTTCAGCGTGTGCGGCGGAGCTCCCCACAGGCTCGGGTCGCTCGGCACGAACTTGTCGAACGACGGGTTGCCCGAGCCGTCGGGCAGCTGACTCCGGTTGTCACGGAAGTGCGGCGGCCAGACCGGCGGCCACCATCGGTTGAAGTGCGACGTGTCGAGCGTCGGGCACTCGTACCCGCCGTTGTTCTGGATGTAGAAGGTGAACGGCTGGTACCCGAGGTACGCGGGGTTCGAGTCGTAGCTCGGGATCGAGCCGGGCACCGTGTACGCCGCGCCGAAGTCGCGCGTGCGCAGCGGCTCGCCGGTCGCGCGGTTGTAGAGCCGGATGCCGCAGCCGTCCCAGCGCAGGTCGCCGCGCAGGCGCTCGTACTGCATCGCCTCGCGCACCTGGCCGAGGCCGGCGAGGCAGGCGATGTCGGAGCCGCCGGGCGCCTGCGGGTCGATCTCGCCGAGCGGATGGAAGAACCCGAGCCGCGGGCTGTTCAGGTAGTGCGCGCTCGAGGTGCCGCCCGACTGGACCGCGGCGACGAGCTGCGCGTAGTTCGCGCCGAACGCCGCACGCGCGGCCGCGTAGCCGACCAGCGAGCTCGCCTGGAACGCGGCCAGGTCGAGGTCGGGCAGCAGCGTCTTCTCGCCCAGGTAGCTCGGGATCGTGCGGTAGCTCGCGCCGCTGACCGCGCGGCCGAGTCCGCGCAGCGCGAGCACGTCGGCGGCCTTCGTCGCGCCGTTCGCCTCGGCCGCGGCGTGCAGCACGTAGCGCCGCACCGTGCCCAGCTTGCACGGGAACACGTGGTCCGGCGAACCGGGCGCGGGCATCGGGCGCTCCGCCACGACGTTCCAGCCGGCCGGCAGCACGAGCTCGGCGCCGCTCAGGTAGACGTGCCCGTACCAGTCGGCGCCGAGGCCGTTGCCCTGGTTCGCGACCGTGCCGCTCGCGTTCGAGATCACGACGTCGAGGTCGACGACGCCGGCGAAGTCGGCGCGGTACTTCAGGTACGCGTGCACGCCGAGGACCTGGTCGCCGATCGCGCCGTTGCCCGAGCCGACCGACGTGATCCGCGCGTGCGTCCAGCGCTTGATCTGCCGGCACCAGGTGCCGTCGCGCCGCGTCGTGTCGACGTTCGCGACGTCGGTCCCGTCGAGCAGCGCCTCGAGCACGGACCCGTCCTGGCCGTGGAACCGCAGCTTCAGCCCGGTCAGCGTCGGCGCCGTCCACGCCGGCGACGGCGACGTTGCGACGCCCGTCTCGACGGAGAAGCCCGTCGTGCCGGCGTCGACGAGGACGTGGCACAGGTGGACCTCGTCGGTCAGGCGATCGCGCTGCACGCGCCGGGTCGTCGACCCGGTCGTCACGTACCAGTCGAGCGTGTCGTCGCCCTCCCGGTACGGCTGCGGCCAGTGCACGAGGAACGGGCCGTGCGCCGGCGCGTCGAGGACGACGGTCGAAAGCGTGGCCACTCAGACCGCCTGGAAGACGAGCGCGCCGATCGGGATCTGGACCTGCGCGCCGGCGACGATCAGCACGGCCGGCGTCAGCGGCGCGTACGCGCGGATCGTCCCGCCCGTCGGGCCGGTCCACAGGCCGATCGCCGCGATCGCGGCGCCGCCCGTCGTCGGCGTCGGGAAGGGGACGACCGCGTTCGAGCTCGCGGCGCCGTTGGCCGGCGCGCTGACGGCGCCGGCGATCGCCTGCGCCGCGTACCCGCCGTACCCGGTCGAGTCGACCTCGGTCCAGTTCGTGCCGTCCGGGTTCGGCGTCGTCGTCGACAGCCGCAGGTAGATCGACTCGGGGGGGATCGCTTCGCCCAGCATCGCGCGGACGATCTGGTTGCGGAACGCGTCGGTCAGGGGCATGGGAGGGTCCTACTGCGGCTGGAGCGGCACGCCCGACGTGCCCGAGCCCGTCTCGACGCCGCCGTGCGTGTGGATGTTGTACGTCTCGCGACCGGCCTGCATCGAGGCCGTGCCGTCGGCGACGTCGCCGGTCGCGGTCACGTTGCCCTCGACCTCGAGGTTTCCGACCAGGCGCAGCGTCGGCGCGGTCACCTCGATCCGGCCGCCGCGGCGCAGCACGATCGACAGGCCCTGGTCGTCGGCCAGTGCGACCTCGCCCTTCTCGAGCCCGCGGATCCGGTACCGCCGGTCGGCCACGACGAGCACGACCGTGTGCCCGGGCGCGGCGCCGACCTGGACAGCCACGTGCTCGGCGCCGTCGAGCGGGCGCGAGCTGAAGCCATACGGCTCGAAGTGCTCGACGTCGTTCAGCGTCGTGCGCGCGCGCGTGCCGACCTGCAGCGTGCGCATCTTCGGACCGTCGTCGGAGTCGTGCACGACGCCGCGCAGCACCAGGTCGCGCAGGCGCCGGCGCAGCGGGTCGATCAGGCGGTTCAGGTCGGCGAGTTTCACAGGCCCTCGTCGGTGTCGTCGGTCGCTTCGCCGAACCGGATCCGGTCGGGCGGCAGCTCGGGCTCGGGCACGAACGCGTCCGGCCGGCGCAGCGCCAGCTGGCACCAGGTGCCGGTGTCGTCCTGGACGTAGCGCACGGCCGTCACGAGCAGCTCGCCGGCGACGCCGGCGGTCGGGGAGTCGACGTCGACGAGGACGTTCAGGTCCCACAGCGGGCCGTTCGCCTGCTCGCGCCAGCCCTGCACGACGACCTCGACGGTGCTCGCGCGCGCGGCGCGCACGGTCGCCTCCCACTGCGCGCGCCGGGTGCAGTCGTCGACGTCGGCACCCTGCTCGATCGTCAGCTCGAGCACGCGGTTCCCGCGCGCGGCCAGGTCCTGCGCCTGGCCCTCGGCCTCGGCGATCGCCGCGGCGAAGTCCTCGTCGTTCCCCGGACGCTGCCCGCGCACGCGGTACGTGCGGTACCGGGTGCTGTCGTCGACGGTCACGGAGATCGCCCGGATGTTCTGCCCCTCGACCAGCGAGACGCCGGCGCGCCGCGTCGCCGGCGACGCGAGCAGCAGGGTGCCGTCCGAGCTGCAGAACGCGAGCAGCCCGCGGACGCGCAGCGCGCGCTCGAGCATCTCCCAGGCCGTCTCGCCGACGTTGATCGCGAACACCTCGAACCGCGCGCCGACGTCGGCGCCGGGCGCCAGCGCGACGGTCAGGCCGTGCGGCCGCGCCAGCATCTCGGCGATGTCGAGGACCGTGACGTTGTGCAGCTCGCCGCTTTCGACGTCGGCCGAGCTGTCGACCAGGTCGGCCGTCACGTCGCGGCCGGCGACGCCGAAGGTGGTCGCGTCCCCGAGCTCGCGCCGGACGACGTCGACGTAGGCCGTCATGAACGGCCGCGCCTGGCCGTCGGCGCCGACGACGAGCACCTGCACGAGCGCGCCGTTCGCGATCCGCCAGTCCGGCCGGTCATGGATCGACAGCGAGAAGCTGCCCGCGCAGGCCTCGATCGAGCGGCCGACCTCGACCGCCTTCCAGCCCGAGTACTGCAGCCCGTCGACGAGCAGCTGGATCCGGTCGCCCATGCGCCGGCGAGCCTACGCTTCGCCGACGAGCACCTGCAGCGGCACGCCGCTCGGGAGCGCGCACGGGTTCGGCGCGTGGTTGCGCTCGACGATCTCGTCGGCCCGGTCGACGTCGTCGTACAGCGCGTACGCGACGACGAGCGCCGGGCGCGCGCGCGGCAGGGTGATCGTGGTGATCCGCGGCAGGTCCGACTCGGGGGGCGGCAGGCTCTCCGTGACGGTCGCCTGCAGCGTCGCGAGCGCCGCGTAGACGTCGTCGGGCGCGTCCTCGGCGAGCTCGTCGACGAGCCGGACCAGGCGATCGCGCGCGGCCGTCGCCTCTTCGTAGCTGCCCCACGTGATCGACGTGGCGACCTTCGCCGCCTCGGCCGCGGCCATGCGCGCGAGCAGCGCCGCGATCGCGTCGGCGCCGTCGTCGGCCGAGGCACCCTCGGTCAGGAACGGGCGGTCGCGGTGCGCCTCGCGTTCGCACAGGCCGAACAGCAGCTCGAGCAGCACGAGCCGCGAGCCGACCGCGGCCTGCATGTCGAGGAAGATGCCCTGCAGGGTGCCGACGAACTGGCCCGGCGAGGACAGCAGCGCGAGCGCCGTGTCGGCCAGCTCGAGCACGTCGCGGGTCCACGCGGCCGCCTTCGCCGGCAGGCCGAACAGGTCCCACGCGAGCAGGTCCGTGCACGCCAGGCCGGTGCCGAACGCCGCCCCTTCCTTCGCCGCGTTCGGCTTCAGGGTCGCGAGCAGGTCGTCCTCGAACGCGTCGCCGGCGACGTCGCGCAGGATCTCCGCGTCGACGCGCGTCGACGCCGCGGGGTCCGCGATCGCGACCGGCGACGTCAGCTCGGACGCCTCCACGAACGTCATGAGGATCCGGCAGACCCGCCGCTCGCTCGAGCGCTCGACCAGGCGCCAGCGCGCGGCGACGACGCGCTTCGTCCCGTGGTAGGGGTGCACGAGCTCGCCGGCGCCGTCCTCCGCCAGCGCGGCCAGCAGGCGATCGCGGCGGGTCGGGTAGTCGTCGCCGACCAGGAACGCGTTGATCTCGTACTGGTCCTCGACCTGGCCGAGGTCCTCGACGACGGCCTTCGGGCGGAACGGGAACCGGTGCGGCACGACGCGCTTGCCGCCCTCGAGCTCGTGCCCCTCGACGGAGAACGTGACGCCGCGGAACGAGGCCTGGCGCAGGGTGTCGGTCCAGACCACGTCAGCCTCCCATCGCGTAGCCGAGGCCGAGCTGCAGGTCGACGCCCGGGTCCTGGCGGGTCACGCGCGCCTGCGTCCCGCGCGGCGCGTTCGGCAGGTCGATGCTGATCGCCGCTTCGCTGCGCACGCGCACGCTGGTCTCCGCGATCTGCTGCGCGCGCGACGGGGCGCCGCCGGCGCCGCCGCCTGGCGCAGCGCCCGCGGCGCCGCCTGGCGCGCCGGCGACCGCGGGCGCGGCCGGCGTGCCGGCCAGCCAGTTCCACGCGTCGCGGATCGGCCGGACGACCGAGACGATGTCGTCGCGCATCCGGGTGAAGAACCCGACGATGCGGTTGACGCGGTCCTCGACCTTGCCGGTGATCCAGTCCCAGGCCTGCGACAGCTTCTCGGCGACCCAGAACGTCGCGGTCGCCAGGCCCTCGAGGCTCGCGGTCGCCTGCGTGATCTGCACGATGACGTAGCTCGAGAACAGCTCCGTCGCCTTGCTGATCAGCTTCGCGCCCTTCGGGTACCGCGCGGCGAGTTCGTCCCAATGCTTGTACGCGTAGACCGCCGCGGCGCCGAGCGCGAGCGTCGCGACGGCGGCCGCGCCCAGCGCGATCGCGATCCAGCCCGCCGGCGTCGCGAACATGGCGGCCGACAGCGTGTAGAGCGCCGTCACGCACGAGATGATCGCCGGCACGAGCGCGATCGTGATCTTCGCCGCGACGAGCGCGATCGCCGCGTTGACCGGCCCGCCGAGCACGCGCTCGAGCCACTGCCACGCGGCGATCCACGGCTCGAGCATCTTCAGCCCGCGGTCGACGGCGCGGCCGATCTGGTCGATGACGCCGGGGATCCGCTGCGCGACGTTGCGCGCCCAGCGCTCGATCTTGTCCCGGTTGCCGACCAGCCAGCGCTCGAACCGCCGCGCCATGTCGTCGATCACGGGCAGCAGCGACTTCGCGATGACGTTGCGCACGCCCGTGACCGCCGACGTCGTCCGGTCGAGCTGGTCGGCGAACTCGGCCGCGGCCGTGATCGCGTTCGCGTCGAGGACGACGCCGAGCCGGCGCGCCTCGTTCGTCATGCGCTCGAGCTCGGCCGAGCCGCCGGCGAGCATCGGGACCAGCGCGACGCCCGACTTGCCGAACAGGTCGACGGCGAGCTGGTTGCGGCGCGCGGCCGACGTCGTCTTCGCCAGCTTGTCGGCGATGCGCGGCAGCAGGTCCTCGAGCGGCAGTGCGCGTCCGGCCGCGTCCTGGTACTCGAGCCCGAGCCGCTGCCACGTGTCGATCGCGCCCTGGTTCCCGCGGCGCGCCATTTCCTGCACGCGCGTCAGCTTCGCGAGGCTCGAGGTCAGCGCCTCGTTCCCGACGTCGGTCAGCTTCGCCGCGTAGCGCCACGCCTGCAGCGCCTCGACGCCGACGCCCAGCTTCGTGCTCGTCTCCGAGATCTCGTCGGCCGCGCTCGCGTACGAACGCACGAGCACGAACACGGCGGTCGCCGCGGCGCCGGCTCCGAACGCGAGCCGCGACAGCCAGGCGACCTGCCCGGAGATCGCGGAGCCCATCGACCCGAGCGCCTGGCCGGCTTCGCCGACGGCCTTGCGCAGGCGCGGGAACCCGGTCGCGTCCGACAGCCGCTGCACCGTCGCGCCCAGCCGGCGGAACGGCGCGTTCACCTTGTCGACGACGCCGGTGATCTTCGTGACCGTCGCCGAGATGCGGTCGACGGCGCGGAGAACGACCGAGACGGAGAACTGGACGCCCATGCCCGGAGCCTAGCGCGCGGCGCGCGCGCGGCGTCAGCTCGACTGCGCGCGCTTCTGCGCCTCGCGGATCTCGTCAGCCCGGTCCGCCCACCACTCGAGGTCCTCGACGTCGAGCTCGGCGACCTCGGCCGGCGACCAATGGAACAGGTGCGCGAGCGCGCCGATCAGCGCGGGCCAGTCGGCGGGCCAGTCTCTAAGAAAAAACCGGCGAGCAGCGCCACCCGGCACGCGTCCGCAGCATCGAGCCCGTCGACGAACAGCGAGCCCTTGCCGGCGAGGCCGGCGACGAAGTCCATCTGCCCGCCCATCGTCGGGTCCTTCCCGAGCTGGCGCATGTGCCGCCCCTTCGGTCGGCGCGCGCGGATCTCGCGCACGGGCTCGGCCGCGCCGGGTTCGACGACGGGCTCGGCCAGCCGCAGCGTCACGCTCTTGTCGTCGTTCAGCGTGGCCCAGCCGAGCAGCTCGGGCGGGAGTCCGTCGGCCGGCTTCTCGGCCGGCGTTTCGTTCGGGGGGGTCTCGTTCATGGGGGTCAGAACTCGTCGGCCGACTTGCCTTGGAACTCGATCTCGACCAGCGCTTCCTCGGTCGTGATCACGCCGACGGCGCTCTGCCACGCGTTGCGCAGCACGAAGCCCTTGCCGTTGGCGAAGCGCACGGTGACCGTCGCGTCCTCGAGCTCGAGCAGCGCTCGCGTGTCGAGGTTCGGCATGTGCCGGATCGTGCCCTTGATGTAGGGGACCTGCGGCTCGCCCTTGAACCCGTCGGTGCCCGACGTGCTCTGCATCGCCGTCTTCAGGTCGGTGCCGAGGCTGCACTCGAGGTTGCCGACCCAACGGACGATCGACCCGTTGATCGTGACCTCGAGCGTGCCCGCGATTCGGCTTTGCGTCAGTGCCATGGCGTCCTCGTTCTAGCGGTTGCGGGCCGGCCCCTACAGGCGGAACTGGAACTTGCCGGCGATCAGCACCAGCGGGTTCGTGAAGTTCGGCTGCATCTCGACGTCGACGCGGGTCGGGTCGCTGGCGTTGCGCACGACGATCAGCGTCGCGGCGAACGACTTCGCGTCCTCCACGATGCCGAGGTCCTCCCACTCGCGGTAGAGCGCGATGCACTCGCCCTTGATCACGCCGGGGGTGACGACCTGGACGCCGGCCGCGACGCGCGTGCCGTCGTCGGCGATCGCGACGCGGGCGAACCGGGTCGACATCCGGTTGATCCAGCTCTCGCGCGCGTAGTCGTTCGTGAACGCCGTGGTGAGGTCGAGGTACGAGGTGTCGTCGGCGCCGGCCGCGTTGACCTGGTACGTCGCGATCGCGCGCTCGATCTGGACGACGCCGGCCACGACCTTCGTCGTCGAGATCCCGTCGCGCAGCAGCAGGTCGCGCTCGGCGCGCGTGAACTGGTCGACCTGCGCCGCGGGCAGGATGCCCTTCAGCGGCAGGGTCTGGAACGGCCGCGTCAGGCCCTGCGGCGCGTAGTAGGCGAGGACGGCGCCGTACGCGGCCGCCTTCTCTTCGGGCGGCAGCGGCTCGTTCCACGCGTCGAGGATCGACGTGTACTTCGAGTTCCGGCCGTTGCCGAGCGCCGCGAGGCCGGCGTGGTTCAGCCGCGCGGCCGTGACCGCGACGCCGCCCAGCGCGCGCGACGCGTGCCAGCGGTCGTCGAGCTCGGCCTCGACGCTGGACAGGTTCGTCGCGTCCGTGCACGGCACGACGATCACGTTGTACTTCGCGTCCTTCAGCAGCGCCCAGACCGGCGCGAGCGACACGTCCGTCGTGCCGTTCGCCATGTTCGTGATCGCGCACGTGACGCCCGCCGGCGTCGCCTCGCCGCTGTTGTAGTTCAGGCGGATGTCGATCGCGTTGCCGCACGTACCCGCTTGCTTGGCCGTGACCGTGACGACGTTCGAGGCGGCCGAGGCCGTGACCGGCAGCGACGTGATCGCGTTGATCGCCGCGGCCGTCGCGGTCGCCAGGCCGTTCTGCGTCGTGCTGGTCGCGACCGGGACCTGGACCCGGGTGCCGACGACGTACAGCGACAGCGTGCCCGCGGCCGGGCTCGAGACGGTGAACGCGAGCTGCCCGCTCGCCGTCGCGCCGCCGGGCTCGGTCAGCGGCATGACCGTCAGCTGCGTCACGGGGTTGTTCAGGAACCAGGCCGCGCACATCCGCGCGAGCTGCGAGCCCGCGCCGAACAGCGCCTCGGCCTGCTTCGCGCTCGTCACGTCGACGAGCTGCATGACGGTCGCGCTGCCGGCGCTGCGCTTCTGCCCGAGCATGAGGCCGCGGAAGTTCTGGACGACCGGGCCCTGCACGGCGCGCGAGCTGTCGATCTCGACGAGCACGCCGGGGGTGCGGGTCAGCTGCTGGATCTCCGTGAAACTCACCATGGTCAGGTCTCTGCTCGCGGTTGCCGCCCGCGGCGCGCGGGCCCCTTCGTCGTCCTCGCCGCCGGCGCCGTCGCCGGTTGCTGCTCAGCGACCACGCTGCCGTCTGCGAGACGCTCGCGCCAGAAGGCGCTGTCCTCGACCTCGAGGCCGTCGGCCGGCAGCGCGCGCCCCGAGCGCGGGTCGCGCACGCGCATGCCTGGCGCGGGCCGGACGAACAGCGGGCGCGGTGCTTCCACGCGTGCGAGCCTACCGCGGCCCGGGCAGGTGCACTTCGTCCTCGAAGTCGACCGTGCCGTCGGCGTCGGGCGCGCCGTCCCACTTCGCGGCGATGACGCGCAGCGGGCGCAGGTCCTCTTCGCGCGAGCCGGGGTGCGGGTCCTGGTACGTGACCGTGTACGTCAGCCGTTCCTCGCCGAACACGGCGTCCTTGTACTCGGCGCTCCGATCGGTGCGCTGCAGCCGCAGCGACGAGACGCAGCCCTGCAGCGTGTCCTCGCGCTTCAGGACGTTGGCCACGAGCTCGACCATGTCGTCGAGCCGGTCGTCGATGCCGTCGTCGGCCTTGGCGCCCTCGGTGACGTAGACCTGCACGATGATCGTGCACGCGTTCGAGTACGCGAGGGGCGCCTCGTCGAGCGGCGTCGACTCCATCGTCGTCGACCACACGACGCAGCACGGCATCTCTTCGGGCTCGAGCGCGGGCCCGCGGTTCGTCCAGACTCGGCCGCCGAGCTCGGGGACCAGGTCGCGGATCCGGTCGCGCAGGTAGTGCCGGATCGCCTTGCGGATCGTCGTCACGGGGCGGCCTTCGTCAGCGCCAGGCGCGCGCCGCCTTCGCCGTCGGGGCGGACCTCGACGACGCGGTAGCGCACGCCGCGCACGGAGATCACGGTGCCCGGCTTCCCGCCGCGGATCGGCGCGCCGCGGACGTCGGCCAGCCGGATCGACAGCACCGGGTCGGCGGCCGAGATCGCGGTGCCCGTCTCGGGATCGACCGGCACGTGCGCGGCGCGGAAGATCCCGACGAGGTCCTGCTGATCGTTCTCCCCTGGACGCAGGATGACCGACTCGCCGAACGCGGCCGTTGTGGCATCGAGCACCACGTCGGTCATGTCCTGCCAGTCGGTCATCCGTCGATCCGTCCTCGCCGCGCGCGGCGCGCGACTACTGGTTCAGGCGCACGCGCCCGGTCGCCGCGGCCGCGAGCTTCGGCTGCGCGGCGGTGCCGACCAGCGTGTTCGAGCCGACGGTCGTCGTGCAGTTCTTCGCCGTGTCGTCCCAGTAGATCGCCTGGAACTGCGTCCAGGCCTGGCTGGTCGCCGACGCGATCGTGAAGTCGCCGACGAGCTCGACCGCGACGTCGGCGCCGGACGCCGCGTCGGTCTGCGGGATGCACAGCTTCCCGCCGACCAGCACCGGCGTGCCGCTCGTGAGCGTCGCCGGCGCGACGATGGTGATCGGGCTGATCGGCCCGTTGTAGTTCTTCGCCACTGGATCGTTCTCCGGTTCGAGGTTGCGGGGCGGATCAGACCGTGCCCGAGGACATGAGCATGCCGCGCCAGTCGATCGCCTTCGCGGCGACGTCGTGGACGACCTGCATCGAGACGCCGAGGACGGCGTGGTTCACTTCCTGGGTGATCTGCGGCCCGTCGGTCCCTTCGAGGAACCCGATCTCGACCGTGTCGATCTGGCCGTGGTTCGCGACCAGGAACCAGGTGATCGCGCTCGAGATCCGCGACGTGACGCGCGGCGTCAGCTGCCCCTTGAACGGGTTCGTCGAGCTCGCGGCGACGGCGACGATCTCGCCGTTGCACAGCTGCCAGGCCGTCGTCTCGAGGTCGGCGCCCGTGATCAGGAACTTGGCCATGACCTCGAGCTTCTCGCCCTTCTGGCCGGTCTGCTTGCGCATCGCCGCGCGGCCCTGGCCGAGCGCCGCGAGCGCGAGCACCGGCGTGATCAGGTTCGCGTGCGTCGCGTGGAACAGCGGCACGCCGTCGGCCATGTTCGGGTTGCCCGTCAGGATCGCGACGACGAGGTCGTTTTCCTTCGCCCGCGCGCGCGCGGCCATGAGCGACGGGGCGCGCGTGAACGCGTCCATGTCGTCGTTGATGATCGTCTGCCGCGACAGCTGCGCGTTGACCGCGTACGTGTCGAGCGCGTAGCCCTCGGCCGATTCGCCGAAGGTCCCGGTCTGCACGGCGCCCGACTCGACGACCTTCTGCAGGTCCGGGCCGGCGGACAGCTGGATGCGCTTGACCGGCTTGAAGTCGACCAGCGACGCGCGGCGGCACCAGCCCTCCCAGATCGCGGGTTCTTCGGCGTACTGCGCGCGCAGGCTCTTGCCGAAGACGTTGCCGAGGATGTTCGGGAAGTCGGACGTCGACATGAACGCCCGCTGCAGGATGTCGTCGCGGCCGAGCAGCCGGACGCCCGGGTTGTCGCGGCGCACGACCTCTTCGGCCAGGCGGATCAGCGACATGCCGCGGAAGTCGTCGGCGCCGTCGACCTTCGCCTTCAGCGCGTTGCGCTGCGCGGCCGTCTCCGAGCCGCGCAGGATCAGCGCCTGCTCGATCGCGGCCCGGCGCTTGTCGCGCTCGTCGACGTGACCGGACGTCTGCGCGCCGCCTCCCGGCGTCGGCGCGGTGCGGTCCGAGCGCTGCTGCAGCAGGGTCGCCGCGTGCGAGCGCACGGCGTCCATCGGCATGTCCGTGTTCCGGCGCCAGCCGACGGCGTCCTGCTCGGTCAGCCCGAGCTGACGGACCAGCGTGCCGATCTCGGCCTGGCGCGTCGCCTCGGCCTCGCGCGCGGCGCGCAGCGCGTCGGGCGGCACCGTCGCGGCGCTCGCCTGCGCGGGTTGCGCCGCGGCCGCGGCCGGCGTGGCAGCAGCCGCGGGCGCGGCTCGGGTTTCCGGCGCGGCCGGGGTCTGGGTGCCTTGCGAGCTGCCGCCCGCGCCATCCGTTCCGTTCAGCTTCATCGTGTCGCCTCGGACATCCACCACTTCGCAGTCGTACAGCTCGAACGTCGGGCCCTGCCCGAACGCTCCGCGCGAGGCCGCCACGGCCTCGGCGTTGACGGTCACGAGGGAACCCTCGTAGATCTCCCAATCCGTCGCGCGTCGCGTCGGCGGGTTGGTCGACTTGTCGACCTCGTACTTCCAGGTGCGGTACCCGATCGACAGCTTGTCGATGATCCCGGCGCGCACGTTGGCGACGATGCCCTCGTGCTCGGCCGCGACCGTCAGCGCGACGCGCTGGATCAGCTTGCCGCCCTCGAACCGGTGCGTCCCCGGGAGGAACCGGCCGAGCACGTTGCGCACGCTGCCGTAGACGCCGTGGTTGTCGAGCAGCGAGACGCCGAGCTCGATCCGCTGCATCCGCAGGTTCGACGGGCTGACGAGCAGTTCCTCGTCCCACACGTCGCCCGACCACCAGTCGCTGCGCCGGACCTTGCCGCCAGCCGACAGCACGACCTCGACGCTGCGCGTCTTTTCGTCCCACGAGTTCGGGGCGATCGTCAGCTCGCGCGTGAGTGTGGCGGCTCGAATCGTTCGGGTGCTCACGGTGGCACTCTGGCCATGCGAAAGGGGCTCGCGCAAGTGCGACGCGCGCGAGCTGCTCGAGCTCGCGCGCGTCGTGCGTCACTGCGCGTAACGCGTCACTCTTCCTTCGGCGGCCGGCTTCCGTCCTCGGTGTCGCCCGTCGTGTCGTCGGCCTTCTGCGTCGCGTCGTTCGTCGGGTCGCACTCGAGCTTGAGGCCGAGCTCGCGCGCGCGCTGCAGGTCGCCGGCGAGCGTCTCGAGGACCTGCACGCTGTCGTCCCCGTTCTCGACGTGCACGTCGCTCAGCGCGACGAAGCCCGCGCGAACGGCCTTCACGCGCGCGGCCGTTTCCTTGACCGGGTCGAGCATCTCGCGCCGCGGCGGGGTCCACAGCGGGTACAGGTTGCTGTAGTCGCGCCCCTCGAGCAGCGCGGCCGCGACGAACCACTGCCAGGCCTGGTCGCAGAACATCGGCACGAGCACGTCCCAGCGCCACTCGTCGATCGCGCGCGCCGTCTCGAGCCAGCCCATCCGGCCGCTCGTGAAGTTCACGCCGCTGTAGTCGCCGGTCAGCTGCTCGTACGTGACGTCGAGCGCGATCGCGATCCCGCGCCGGGTGTCGCGCATGTAGCTCTCGAACCCGTCCGGCGTCGGCGGATTGTTGAACGTGATCGTCTTCCCCGGGGGGAGCACCTCGAGCATGCCCGGCTCGAACGTGTCGATCGTCTTCCCGTCCGCGCCCTTCTTTTTCGTCCCGCCTGGCGAGCCGCCCCCGATCGTGTCGGGCATCTCGATGTCGTGGATAAAGCCCGCGTGCATCGCCGCGATCTTCTGCCGGACCATGGTCGCGTCGACGAACTCGCCGGCGTCCCGGATCAGCACGACGCAGACCGCGAGCGGCGAGACGCCGCGCACCTGGCCGGGCCGCTCGACCGGGTAGACGTGCATGATCTCCGACGCCGGCACGAGGATCGATCGGAAGTCCGCGCGCGCGCCCGCGCCCGGGTGCTGGCGGAACATCCAGTACCCCTCGCGCCGACCGATCGCGTCGAACTGGACGCCCAGCACGCGCATGAGCTTCGCGTCGCCGGCGGTGCCGTACTCGCCGTCCTGCGTCGAGTCGAGGTGGTCGGGCTCGAGGACCTGCAGCTGCAGCGGCACGGGCAGGCCGTCCTCGCGCCGGCGCCAGCGCCGGCGGCCGATGACCTCGCCGCTCAGCATCGCGGTGCGCACGGCCAGCTTCTGCAGGCCGTAGAAGTTCTTCTGCCCTTCGCTGTCGCAGGCTGTCGTGTTCGCCCAGCGCGCCCAGCGCTTGCGCGCCTCGTCGGCGACGGCGCCCTTGGCCGGCTTCCCTTCCTCGTCGAGCAGGCGCAGCACCAGGCCGGTGCCGACGACGTTCGACGTCATGACGCGCACGCCGCGGCGCGCCCACGCGTCGTTCCGGTACAGGTCGCGCGTGCGGTTCCGGATCCGCTCGATCCCGCCGCGGGCGGCCTCGTTCGCGTCCGTCGCCGGCGTGCGCCAGCCCTGCATGCGCCGGCCGACGCTGTTCGCTTCGTAGCTGCGCAGCTCGTCGAGCGCGATGCGCGCGCGCGCGTTGCGGTAGGCGACCCGCGGCGCGATCACGCGCAGGACGTGGTCGTACGCCACGCGCGCGCGCGCGACGAGCACCGGCTCCGGCATCGGGGCCGGCGGGTTGCGACTGGCGATCTCGAGCTCGAAGGTGCCCACGGGTCAGCCCAGCCCCTTGTCCGTCGCGCCGTAGATCCGCCCCGTGCGGCCGGCGTTCAGGCCGAGCTCGGCCTCGGCCTGGCGCAGCAGCTGATCCATTTCCTCGAGCGACCGGTACGTGATCTTCCGGTCCTCGTACTGGACCGCCGTCGCGCCGAGCGACCGCGCGCGCTTCAGCCGCTCGTACTCGGTCATCGTCCACGCCATCGGTCGAGCCACCCTGTCCGGCCACGTGTCGGCGCGTCGGGGGCCGGCTGCTCCGGTTGTCCCTGGTCGTCCGCGTCGTCGTCCGCAGTCTGCGGGGGCGCTTGGCCGGCCACAACGCCGAGCGCGTCCTCGAGCTGGCGCCAGTGTTCGTCCTCGAACCGGTCGAGCTGCTCGAACGCGGCCGCGGCGCGCGCGTAGACGCGGCAGTCGAGCGCCTCGTTCCGCTCCCGGATCAGCTCCCAGATCGGCTTCCGGAAACCCAGCTTCGTCGTGATCCAGCGCCGGCGCTCGGCCGTCAGCATCTTGAAGTACTCGGCCGTGTAGTCGACCGGGAACTCGCACCAGCCGGGCGGGGTGTCGGCCTCGACCGGCCGTTCCATGAGCAGCTGCCCGTACAGCTCGACCTTCGCCGTCGTCGTGCCGACCGGGAAGAACCGCAGCCCGCGGCGTGTGCGCTTGCCCTGGCGGTTCAGGTCGACGACCTTCGCCTGGCCGAGCGTCTCGGCGAGGAACTCCTGGCCGCGCACGGCGATCGTGCGGCCGCGGCCCGAGCGCCGGATGAACTCGGTGACCTTGTTCGGCAGGAACCCGCAGTCGATCGCGAGGCGCGTCAGCGAGATCAGGCTGCCGCCGGCGTGGACCCACTTGCGCTCGAGCAGCTCGTCGAGCTCGCGCCACACGAGCGGCTGGTTCGGGTCGCCGTCGAACCGCAGGTACGTGATCGACCAGCTGCGCAGGCCTCGGCCCCATCCGACGACCTCGCACTCGAGGCGGTCCTTCTGGACGTCGACGCCGGCCGTCAGCATGAGCACGCCCATCGGCACGTCGTTCTCGCGGTACGCCGCGCGCCGGTTGTAGAGCTGCTCCCACGGGGGCGCCTCGCCCGTCTCGGCGAACGGCAGCCCGAGCACGTGGTTCCAGAACAGCTTCAGCTTCGCCGGGATGCCCTGCGCCTTCAGCCAGTCCTCGACGAGCTGCTGCCACGAGTACCAGCCGAGCGGCGAGTAGAGGCTCGACAGGTGGTAGCTGCGGTGCCGGTCCGTCGCCTGCGGGTTCTTCGCGACCCAGCGGCCGCGCTCGAACATCTCGGTCTTGTGGCGTTCGTCGATCCGCTCGCCGCAGGCCTGGCAGCGGTAGTGCACCGTCTCGGGCTGGCGCTTCTCCCACTTCAGCTGCTCGAACACGAGCTGCTGGTAGTGGTCGCAGTGCGGGCACGGCACGTGGAAGTACCGCTGGTCGCCCTGCAGGAACAGCTCCCAGATCTTCGAGTTCCCCTCGATCGTCGGCGTGCTGACGACGTAGATCTTGCGGCGCGCGCCGAACGTCGCGGTGCGCTTGATCGCGAGGTCGATCGGGTCGCCCTGCTCGTCGAGGTCGGGCTTGTACTCGTCGACCTCGTCGAGGTTCAGGTACCGCGCCGGCATCTGGCGCAGGTCGGCCGCGACCTCGGCGCCGATCATCCGCATGCTGCCCCCGGGGAACAGCTTCGCGAGCACCGTGTTCGAGCCGCTGCGCGAGCGCTCCGGCGCGACCTTCGCCTTGACGACCGGGCAGTCGTCGATCATCGGCTTGACGCGCGACGTCGACAGCCAGCGCGCCAGGCCCTTCGTCGGCTGCACGAGCAGCGTCGGTCCGGGCGCGACGTCGACGATGTACCCGAGCCAGTTCAACCCGATCTCGGTGCCGCCGACCTGCGAACCCTTCGCGAACGTGACCTGGATGACCGGCGAGTTCGCCGACAGCGACTCCATGATCTCGCGCGCGTACGGGGTGCGCGACGAGCGGTAGAGGCCGGGCTCGCTCGCCGTCGACGGCAGGACGCGGAACCGGTCGGCCCACTCCGTGACGGACAGGTCCGCCGGCGGACGGATGCCCGCGGCGAACGCCGACAGGTACGCCTCAGCTGCCAGGCTTCGCTGTACCACGTGCCTCCAATGCGTCGGCGACGGCGCCAAGCGCCAGGCGCAGCTCGCGCATGAGCAGGTCGTGCACCTTGCGCGGATCGGTCAGCGCAGCGCACTCGGCCTCGACGCGCGCGGGCACGTTGAGGATCGCGGTCTGCAGCGTGCGCGCGGCGAGCTGCGCCTCGCGCTCGACGTCGGCGCGCGAGACGTACCGGCCTTGCTTCAGCTCGAGCTCGATCTGCAGCAGGCGCGCCTGCGTCGCTTCGCGCGTCGCGCGCGCGAGCTGGAACCCTTCGCTCGCGGCGCCGCCGACGGACGGCTTCGGGGGCGGTTCCGGCTGCCCCTGCTCGAACGCGTCAGCGCGCTGGCCCTCGGCGAACAGCTTGCCCTGGCGGATCGCGTCGGCGTCGCGCTGCTGCGCCTGGTCCGTGCGCGCGGTCCACTCGCGATCGGCGACGTCGACGTCGATCCAGCGCCGGCCGGTCGCCGGGTCCGTCCACACGCCTTCCTTCAGCCGGCCGGCCTTGATCGCCTTGTGCACGGCCGGCGCCGTCACGCCGCGGCGCCGCGCGTACTCGCTGAAGCTGACGCGATGGGGGGACGTCACGGCCGCGGCGGTCACGTGTCACGCTTCGCTCGGCGCGTCGGCCGCGGTGCGCGATCGCGTGCGACGCGCGACCACGCGTGCCCGTTCTTCAGCAGCGTCGCCTCGCGGCCCGTCTCCGCCGACCAGCGGCGCACGACCAAGTCGACCCAGGCCGGCTCGAGCTCGACGGCGCGCGCGCGCCGGCCGGTGCGCTCGGCGCCGAGCACCAGCGAGCCGCCGCCGCCGAACGGGTCGAGCACGAGCTCGCCCACCAGGGTGCTGTTCAGCAGGCCCTTGGTGACGAGCTCGACCGGCTTCTGCGTCGGGTGCTCGGGCGCGTGGTCGCGCGCGACCTCCCAGACCGTCCCCTCGCCGGCGTCCTGGCGGACGAACAGCGGCGCATCGGGTCCGGTGCGGACCCGCCGCATCTTCGCAGCGCGCGCCGGCACCGGGCACAGCAGCATCGACTGGCCCGTGCCCGACTGGACGACGATCCCGCTGCCGAGCACCGTCGACGTCGCGCCCGCGGCCGCGCGCTGCCCGACGCGCCAGACCGTGCCCTGGTCGCGCGCGCCGAACCAGCACGGCCGTGCGCCCTGGCGCGCCGCGTAGAAGCACGCTTCGTGCGCCCACTGGTAATCGGCGCGGCCGAGCGTCGGCGACGGCTTCGCCCACACGAGGTACTGCAGCTCGACGAGGCCGGTCGCGCGCAGCGCCGCGACGAAGTCGTCGCGCAGGTCGCCGCCCGGGTGCCACACGTACCAGGCCGCGTTCTCGCGCGCGTGCGCGCTGGCCTGCTCGAACGCGAGCGCGAGCAGCTGCACGAGCGCGTCGCCGACGAGGCTGTCGTTCCGCACGCGCGCGCCGCTCGCCTCCGACTCGTACTCGATGCCGTACGGCGGGTCGGTGAAGACGCACGCGGCCAGGTCGTCCTCGCCGGCGCGCAGCGCGCTCCACGTCGACGCGAGCCGGCTGTCGCCGCACGCCACGCGGTGATCGCCGAGGACCCACACGTCGCCGGTGCGCGCGACGACCGGGCCCGCGTCCTCGGCCGGGCGCTCGACCTCGACCGCCGGCGGCCGCGGCGTGCCGGCGGCCTCGAGCTCGCGCAGTACTCGATCGAGGTCCGCGCGCGAGAACCCGACCAGCGCCAGGTCCTCGCCCTCGCGGCGCATCGCCTCGAGCTCCGCGGCGAGCGTCGCCGGGTTCCAGCCCGAGCGGTCGGACACTCGGTTGTGCGCGATGCGCAGCGCGCGCGCGTCGCCCGGTGACAGGTGCTCGAGGTCGATCGCCGGCACCTCGAGCAGCCCGACGCGGCGCGCGGCCTCGAGGCGGCCGTGGCCGGCGACGAGCACGCCCTCGTGCAGCAGCACCGGGTCCGTGAACCCGAACCGGCGGATCAGGCCGACGAGCTGCTCGAGCTGTTCCTCCGGGTGTTCGCGTGCGTTGGCCGAGTACTCGGCGAGCTCGGCGAGCGGCACGAGGCGCACGCGGCTGGCGACGAACGGGGGGTTGGGTTCCTGGTCGGGCATCGGTGTCCGCGATCGCGGGAGGGGCGCGCCGTGCGCGTGGTCGAGCGCCTGACCTGTAACCCGGTTACGGGCACCCTGACTACCGCTTCGTCGGATCCCGCGGCACC